TAAATTATAGTAAAACAGTCATTTTTATTTAATTTAAACGATTCTATTACCCATGATATAATTTTTTTTCCAAAAACAGGAGTTAATACTTTTGGTAAATTATAGTCTGCAATTTTAAATCGTTCTCCTTTTCCTCCAAGTGGAATCACTATATTCATGTTATTTGAAATTTGTATTTTTTAGGATTATTCACAATCCTCTATTTTCTTCCTCTGTAAAGTCTCTATTATATCTTAAATTTGTGTTTTCTTGTTTTTCAATTGTTTTATTATGAATTAATGCAAAATCAAGATCCTCTGGAAATCTAGAATATGTCTTTGTATGTTCAATTCGTTCATGTAATTTTCTTTCCCATTTTATATATTCTTTATTTTGAAAAATTCTACTTTGATAATCCGGCCAATTAACAATCTTTCTATCTTTATATTCCGTCAGTCTCCATCCCCACTTATTTGCATGTTGTTGAGTAACACCAACAAAATCGTTAATTCTTGGAATCCAGAACAATTCAACATCTTCGTTTTCTTTCAAAATATCTTTTAAGTTTTCCATTAAAATTTTCGAGGGAATTTCATCGGCATCAATTTGAAATACCCATTTTCCTTTGCACAAAGATTTTCCATAATTTTTATGTTCGCCATAATTTTTATCTAAATGGTGTTTATAAACTTTAAAAAATCCATTAGAATTTTTTTCTACATTTTGCAAAACCGACAAAGTATCCACGTCATCGCTATAATCGTCTAAAATAATAGTTTCTGCGTCATCCTTGTATTTGAAAAGAGTGTCAAATAAAAATTGTAATGAATATCCTTCATTTTTACACGTAACTAAATAACTTATAAAAGGTTTATTCACAATCTATGACGTGACCGTTGTTGTCTTTTCCGTTTGTATTTTACTAATTTTCGGTAGTTCAATCTTCTTTAACTTCGGCAAAACAATTTTCTTTTCAACTGCAAATTCAGGAACATGTTTATCCAACATAGCGTGAAACTGTTTGTCTATGGCCGACTCGTTAAATTTTTCAACTAAACTTGTTACTGATTCTTCAGACTTTTTCAAAAGCTTATCATAATTAACAATCATCCCCACAAATTTTTCTTTGGCTTTTTCATAATCAACATAAAACCAACTTGATTCTTTGATAAGATACTGATTTACTGATTCTGGTGAAATTGTTTTGACGTCTCCTCTCAATAAATATGAATTGTCTTTATTTAGAAATTCTAAGTGTCCGCTCCAATCAGATGCCATCACCGGCTTGCCGCTCATTGCAGATAACAATAATGGATGTCCGTATCCTTCTCCATGCGTAAAACTCACATGACACTTAACCTTTTTATGATTAAATAATGCATTCATTTCAACGTCACTCAATTCGCCGTGTAGTAAATACACGTTGGGTAAATCTCCGTTCACATCATTTTTAATTTGATTTATCTTGGATAGACATTCATATTTATCAATTTTAGAAAAAGTAGCTCCGCTCGTTTTTAATATCAAAGCAGGCCTGTATTTTGAATTTTTGAAAGTTTCTAAAAATGTCTTGATTAACATTCCTATATCTTTTCTATCTCCATATGCAGAGCCGTGCGTCCATTGTCCTACAAACAAAAAACAAAAATCTTCTTTTATGTTTGAAAGCTCATTTTCTATTGATGAAACGGTTTCATCGGTTTTTTTATATATGTTAGTATTAACTCCCCAATTAACTACTTCTGTCGGTTTTATTAACTTAATTTCTTCTTTTTGTCCATTCGGATGTTGTTTTAAAAAATTTACTTTTTCAAATACTTCTTTTACAAATTTAGAAAGAACAAAATTTACATTCATTCGGTTCATTCCTTCAATCCAATCTCCTGATGGAATAGTTGTCTCTATTCCTGCCGTCATACCAATATTAAATTTTGCTGGGGATTGGAATTCGCTGGGAATACTAATTTGAATAAATAATTCTGGTTGTTTATTCAAAGGTTCACGAATAATTCTGTTAAATAACTCCTTTTCGACCACATCCGTAATTTCTTCCGCACTATTTTTAGATGGACATGCTCCCCATCTTGTTGGCGCAATTCTTAAATCAAATTTATCATAACGTAACATCGATTTAGCCATTGCCATACTCCACTCACCATATCCGCTTCTAGTAAAAAGTGGAGACTGTAATATACAAATTGGTTTACTCATATAAATTAATTTTCTCTTTCTTTTATTAAATCGCTATATCGTTTCCTTGGTGCAGAAACATTTGTTTTTTCATACATCTTTATTAAGTGTTCAGGAATCGAAACTTTATTTTTTTCGGTATTATTTTCAGTGGTGCTCCCAAATCCACCTTTACCTCTTTCGGTGGAGTCTAAAACATTCACTAATTCAAATATAACATTTTCTATTTGAGTTACTTTTAATTGGCATATAGTATCGCCTTTTTTATAAATTTTATTTAAATTTGGTCGGCCTACAATTAAAGCTGATCCTGTATTTGGTTCCGTTGTGGGAACATATAGAAAATCGTCGGGTTGCCAAATATATTTGAATCTTAATAATATTTCTCCTCTATAATCCGCGTCAATTAAACATATCGAGTTGGCCAACATCAAATTATACTTGGATATTGAAGATCTGGGAAAACCTAAAATATCATAATCAGATATATTATTCATTTGAACCGAAGTAAACAAATTGGTTCTATATTGAATATAATCAATTGATTTATAATAGTATCCTGATCCGTCTTTATTTTGTTTTGTTCCAACAATTTCTGGTTCCGATGTAGCAATTATATCTCGGCCCGTCGAACGAGATGTGGCCGGTTTTGGCAATTTTTCTTCTGACGAATACGTTTCATTCTTTAAAATTTGAATTTTTGTCATATTTTAATAATTATAAGTTTTTATTTCACATTTTCAATTTCTTTTATTTCACGCATAATTTTGTCCACATCAATTTTTGGCATTTTAAATCCCAAACAATTTTTTGGCATTTTATGGCCAACATGTTCGGTCGGAGTGTGCAGTGAAAACGATTTCTCAGGAACAAAATTTTCTAGTGTAAAATCCATGGCTTTAATAAATTGGTGCGCAAGATTTTTATGATTTAACCCCCCCTCATTCATAGCCCATCGGCGACCTTCTAATCCAAACTTTTCTCGAATTTCTTCGGACATCATATACCAATACATCATTGCGTTAGCCACATCTTCCCATTTGCACAAATCATCAAAAATGTATGGCGTTGGTGGTGACCCCTGAACTACTCTAGTTACCGGCCATATTGGTTTGGCCCACACACCGTGACGGCTATATTTTTTTTCGTTATTTGATGAGAAATCAACATCAAATTCTACTGGATTTCCTTCATCATCTAGTTGACCAATTTGATCTTGTAATCCTCCTGTAACATTTACAATAACAGGAGTTCCTGCCATTATAGATTCTGCTACGCTCAACCCAAACCCTTCATTTGAACTGACGTTAATCGTTACATCTGCGATATTATAAAGAACATTCATATCTTCAGGCGAAAATCTATCTTGAATTACCAAAAAATTATGATCTGGTAAAAACGCTTCTTGAATAGCTTTTAAATCGGTGCCGGCATCTAATACTTGTTCGGTATGACATACCAAAATACATTTTTCCGATTTTTCTTTTGGTAAATTGTCACAAAACATTTTGAACGCCAATGCTATATTAGATGTTCTTTTTCTTTGAATGTTTCTACTATTGTAAAAAAATACAAAATCATAATCAATATCTTTAAAAATATTTTTTTTCATCACGACGAGTTTCTCGTCGGTTTTATTTAGTGGTTTAAATACTTCACTATTAATTCCATGAGGAACGTAATGTAATAGATGTTTTCCTTTTACTGACATATTTTTCCTTTTAATTTTTGATTAACTTTCCATCTGTGTTAAACTCGCCGTCTACGGTTAGACAGTTTTCCGGTCTGAGCACCCACTTATTTATATTCATAGTTTGTTTACTAATAGAAAATAACGTGTCGCAGCTTTCATAAAAAGGTCGATTCCACATAGGATATGGAATGTCATCCCAAATGTTAAGATACGTCAATGGAATTTTTTGTCTAATCTTTTTTTCAAGTTGATACAACCACCCCCAAAATCTAGGATCGGTAAAGTGTAAAATTGCGTCAGGCTTTTCCATATTCATAACCGCCATTAATACATCTTCATTGCCATATCCGTCTACCGGGTACAATTTTAAATATGCGTCTTGTAGTTTTGTATATTCGTTTGCGGCAGCTGACATGTCTATTATTTTTCCCTTTTCGTAATGATTAATTGCGCCTGCGATTTGTACCCAATCATAATGGTGAATTGTGTTTAAAACAAGTTCACGTGATTGACAAGCAATTCCACTAAACATTCTTAAATCGTCGCTCAGTAATAATATTTTTTTCTTTTTCATTTTAAATCATGTAAGTCAAGGAGTTTTTACGCCACTAGAATTATAATCTTCAATAATTGCTTTTATTTCCGATTCAATGTCTTTGATTTTTTCTTTGTATCCCGCATTAACATCTTTTTGATCTAACTTAACCTTTATTAATTGTTCAGTCAATTCGTATACCTTTTGTTCAGCTTGTTGTTTTGTCAATTTCATATGATTTTACTTTATAACTTCCGGATATTGCATCTAAAATTGCTTTTTCAGCAAATCGATTCATTTTATAACCATTATCATCGCAAAATTCTTTGAGAAGATCTCGTATTGTAGTCGAAACTTGTATAGATGTTTTATCGTTATTATCCGTCATTTGATAATACATAGTATTAAACTTTAGAAAAGATTAGAAAAAATTAGAAAAAATTAGAATTCATTTAATATATTTTTCCAATTAAAAACCAACGGTTTTACAAAAACTATCTTTTTTTTACTTTCAGTAACCTTATATCCACTCTTGCTATATTCGCCTAAATAACTTCCGTATTTTTTCAAACACTCTTCTTTATTTTCTCTAGCCAGTCTGCCTCGTTCGCCTTTTTCTTTAGCCCATAAAAGTAAAGGAGACTTTTGAATACTTGATCCTGAGGTCATTCCTATTTCAATCCAATTGTCAGCTTTATAACAGCTGCCGTTTCTATTGGCATTTCCATTATATTCAACGTCTCTTTCAGGTTGTACGAATGTTTCTATTAAAATTAGATTATCATTATAACGTTCTTTCCAATCTCTGCGTCCAGAAATTCTTAACTGTTTTAAAGTTGAACTCGCAATGTTTTTTATAGTGGCGTTTTTTTGAATTATGCAAAATCTACTATTATTTGCTACTTTGTTAAGATGTTTCATTTTTGTTGTATTATTCCACCCAATATAATTATCTCTACACGCTACCGCAATTGTAGCACTACTTAAACCAACGGCTCCTACAAAATTTCCACTCTTAGATTCGTATACCAAATATCTTATGTTTCTAGTCGGAGAATCTTTATATTTCACATAAGAATGATATTGATTTATAGTGTCTCTAAATAATTTATTTTGCCGTGAATTTTCACAGTTAAATAGTATAATATTATCCTTAACTGATTCTATATTAAAAAAACTGTGATTGTAAATCATACTATTTTAGTTAAAACATCGTCTACTGTTTTTAATAATATTTCATCTTTTAAAGCTAAACTGTATAATTCGTGGGTTCTATCAGTGGAATCTTCCCATTCAATTTGAATATCACTGCCACGTTTAATAATTGGATCATTTATCATTTCTTGATCATTTGCTGGCTCCATATATAACTTTTTTTGTTGTGGTTGTTGAAACCGATTTGTTTTCATTCCTGCAAAGTAATATTTAGACAGATGAACAAGTGTACCTTTTAATTCGTTTTTTATCCAATAAACCTCATCCTTATCGTAGATAGAATATCTAATGTCCGTAATTATGTTTATATCCGCATTTGATTTTTCAAGATCTTTTTGCAACATTTCTATCCAATATCTTCCTTCTGTTTGTTTTCTTTTTATGCCGCCATACCATACTAATAAAGGTCTAAATACATTTTTTTCCTCTGTTAATTCAGACCACACGTTCATATTTAGTTTTTCTTTAACAAACTGTTCACAATCTTTTTTCAAATAATACGCCAGTGCAAAAGATTTGCAGGTTTTGTTATATTTTTCTTTTAAAATATTACTTGCAATATCTGCAAATAAATTTTTGCCTGTTCTAGCTACTCCGCCAATACCTATAATTTTTTTATTCTTCATCTTTATTTATAATTTTATCTATTTGTTTATCTTCCATTCCATATCCTCTACAATCCTCGTATAGTCGATTCAGTCCTATTTCAGTCTTGGACATAATCTCACAATATTCGTTAGCTTCAGATTTGCTTATCCGATATCTATCACTAATTAACTCTAGAATAGATTTATTAAATTTTTTATTTTTACTTTTTATATAAGGTGTAAATTTAACGGGTTTAATAACTTCACAACAAACTTTATAAAAAGATTTACTGTCCATTTTATCAAAAATTTTACTAAGATAACATACTTCGTCAATCACGTTTGGATCCATGCTTAAAAATCTACAAATCATATAATGATTAAATGATTTTTTTTCTACGTCTGTTAAACTATCGTAATAACCCGGATTTTTTACGTTCCTTATTTGATTAATATGATCAAACAATCCTTTTGGTTTAACTTTATTTTCGTTCGTTTGTTTTTTTCTTGCCATAAATTATTTTAATGCATTTATTAATATTATCATTCAATACATTTTGATTTTGTTTTAAATCATCTATATTTTTTCTAAATGTAATATTGTTTTCGTCTTGTATTATAAAGTTTTTACTTACAAATTGTTTATTTGTCAAAATAAAATACACCGTTGCTCCTAAAAACAACGGTGTAATATTTTGAAACCAAAAACAAATAAGTGATACGCCAAAACTAATTATAATTGGAATAATCATTCATTTATTTACTTGCTTACGTGCTTGATTAAGCTGCCAATCTAGTAGCCTTGGTCAGAACCTTTCTCAAGGTGTTAATTTGATGTCCATTCAAATCAATTCGGACATCATCAGATTTAATTGTTAGACGATTACGACCCTTAGAACCAGCATAAGATTGATTAATATATGTGGCCACATTGCCATAATCGGCACGAACAAACACGCTCTTTTTTCTATCGTTCTTAATAACTTGCATATTTTTTTCCCCTTTGTTTTTATTTTCAATCTTCACACAATGTAAAGATTAAATATTATGTTTTATAGTTTAGTTCAAAAATTACATTAGTCAACAGTAAATTTGATATAAAAATTTATTATATTTTTATGTTATAATTAACTCTGCACGTGAATTAATCCACGATGTATTTCTCTATTAGTTAAGTTATTCATTATATATAAATTATTTTAATATTTTTATTTTCGGCATTTATTGTTTAATCTTCATAATTTAAAGGTTATATTTTAACAATTAAAAGTTTTTTCAAATTTTTTAATAGCTAGATCTTTTGCTTTAAATTCAAATTCTAAATCTATTTTATCCGCATTATTATATTCTTCTGGAATTTGAGATACATAATCTGCGTGTGCTCTAGGGTTTTTCGCATTTTTTTCACAATCGCTGAAGTGAAATAGTGGGATGTAATTTCCCCACGTCGATTTGGCTAAATTATACGCTTCAATATTTGACAAATTTCCAGTATTATTTTTGAAGTGTAAATTGTCATACGTAATTGGTATATTCGTTTTAACATATATGTGATCATAAAGTTGTTTTACATTCCAGCTATTAAGTTTGTCTTCGTTTTCCAAAACCAATCTAGATTTTACATTATCGTTTAAAGAATTATATATTGTTATAAATCTATTAGCGGTGTCTTCTAACGGGCTGCCTTTATAGCAATTCATGTGAATATTAATAGGCGATTCATAACTTTTTGGCAGTTCAAATAAATCCATGATGTCACCGTGATGATGTAATTCTAAAATTGATTTTTTTACAGTATTTAAATTCATAGATGCAAGAACCACAAATTGATCAGGATGTGTACTACATCTCAAATTATTTTTACGAATTATTTCTGCACATTTTTTAAATTCTTCGTAGATTTGATCTTTATCAGGTAATATATCAATACTTATGTTTGCTTCTGGGAGAGTAATTAGGGGGATGATACCACTACTTATTCTGTAATTCCATTTGTTTTTTACACAATGTTCTATTGTTTTCAAAGTGACTCGTAAATTATTTAATGTTCTTTCGCTGACAATTTTCAATGCAGTTTTTCGTTCAAGCATCAAAAATCTTTTTTTAGTCATGCACGAAGCTCCTACATCATCCGGTAACATTAATGATATGCAACAAAGACTTTTTCTTTTATTTTTCATTTTTATATTATATTATTTTATTTAAAACAGTCAAATGATTTATTAAATTTTAAAATTACCTTCCTACTTCATGAAAATAATTTTCTTTTGCTTCATTATACGGCATACCAATCATTGAATTATAATAAAGAATATCAGTCTTCACTTTATTTTCTGATAAAAGTTTTTTGTATCTTTCTATGGCTTTGGGTTTCCACCATTCCAATATTGCGGTTTTGTCATTTGCGTATAATTCTTTCATCTTTAATTGATTGTCGTCGATTTTATTTTGAAGAAATTCTTTGGTATTTTGATAAAATTCTGAATAATATACGCCTCTTTCATAACCATGAACATAATCTGATGTTTTAATACCTAACTCATTAAATATCATAGATATGGACTTTTGTTTTGCGCCTGTAACAGGACCAGACACTCCTTCTTTTTGAGTCATTGCTTTTTCATATTTTTCTTTTTTATTTTCTTGAATCCAATGATGCCATATTTCGTAAATTTCGTCATCAGGCTTTATAGGAATTTTTCCTGCACTGCTACCACATTTATGCCACCATTTTAAACTGTTATACATACTATAACTTCCGTATAAGCTGGTAGTGGTCATTCCGACCAACGTATTTTCGTATAATTTTTTCCAAACATCTCTTACTGTAGAAGTAGTAATTAAACATGCTATGAGCTTTCCTCCTAAAAAATTGTATCCAAATGGTTGCGTAGACATGATGCAGCTTCCAATGGCACTATTATTTATACGTTTAGATTTTTTTAATTTATCGTCGACTGTCCATTTTAGATAATTGTCTCTATCACTTATACAAATCACATCGCTAGATACCGATACCGCACCTAAATACCTTTTGTTGGAATCATTGCCGTCGTGAATTAAAAATTTCAAAAATCTACCTGGAGTTTGACTGAATTCCATAGTGTGACAAAAAACTCGCAACATTATCCAATCTATCTCTTGAAATTCTCCATTTACAAGTTCAATTGTAGGATTGATTTTTTCTATTTCTTCCGTCGTTTTTTTAAAATTGTTTATGTCGGTGGGAACCCAAATTTTTGCTTTTATTTGAGCAGATACACTTGCATACTTTCTATAACTTTGTACCTCATACCATTTTTTATAGAAAGTTTGTTCTTCAACGCTCATACGTTTAAGAAAATTCATATTTTCTATAAATTTATTTTTGTTTCCCTGATAGTCGAATTCAATAATATCAAAAAAATCGTTTGCAACGTTCATATTTATACAATACTATGACATTTAAAAAAGTCAATTCTAATGAAAAGGAATTCCATTATATAGAATTACAATCAACCATGTATGTATTATTTGACTCACAATTTGATATTCCTATAGCAAGAGGCAGTAAAGTTATTGTTGGAAAAGAAATTACAAAGTTAAATGAAAATGTGACCGTTCATTACTATAAATTGGATAAAAATAAAATTATGTATAAAATGACACATGGACAAAAAAAATAGTTCTGTATTTTATTACAGAACTATTTATCGTTTTTATGTCAATTATACGGTTTGCAAATTCTTGTCCGATTTAACTTGCGTGGCCTCAGTCTTGTTTGCATTAAGATCTACAACCTTGACAGTTGCCGATTCATGAAGAACAACTCCGTCATTCTTAGCTTGTTCAATAGTCTTGGTGGAAACAGGAGCCATAGAATATACAGAAAGGGGTCGTCCCTTACCGAAATTCTTGGTGCCCAATTCAATAACGGTACCTTCATTCTGAGCCTTTGCGAGTCGAACTCTAAGAGTAATTTCCTTATCGAAATGACTGTTCTGCTCGAGAAGTTGCTTGAACGTAAAAATTACATTTTTTGGCCAAGTAACAGTCTGCTTTGTTTTGTTTTTTCTATTTGTTTTATTCATATTTTATATTTATCCCTTTCACTTTCTATATTATAACAGTGTGTTTTTAAGTCAACTACTTTTTTAATATTTTTAATTTTCTTTTTTTAAAAACATAATATTCAACGTTTTAGCGATTTCTAATAAATTTTTTACATTTATAAATGATGCGTTTTTACCATACATCATTCTAAATTGTTCCGTAATTTCGTTGGTATCCACATCAGAGATACCTATATTTCCATTATTTAATGTGTTAATATGTATAAAATAAGATAGAACTTCGTATCCTGATCGAATTACTTTTTTAATTTGATTTCTAGTGTGTTCTGCCGCTTTACGCCCTTGATACATATGAGTTAAATTATTAATTTCAACGGACAAATATGGAAGTCCGTCAGATAAATTTATAAAATAATAATCTTCGTCTGAATTTTTTGCGGGTAAGTTTTTTACTATTGGTTCAAAACATAACCCTTCAGGAGTTGTATTAGCCGGATAAATGTGACTAAAATCATTTTTTATTTTATTAAAAGAGTCTTTAGTTGAGTCGTATGCAATTACAACGTATGGCGTATATGTATTGGTACTAACTTTTACAGAGGTTCTAAAACTTACTACTACATTTACGTTATTAATCATTGAACATGCCTTACAAATAGCCACTACGGTTGTAAGTGTATTTCTCCACTTTTCTCCGCCCATCGAACTGCTAGCGTCTACACTAATATGAATGTTAGCGTTTTTATATTTATCCATTTGATTTGTAAAAAATACGGTTGGAGAATCAAAGGCAAGATCCGATAAAGTTCGTCTATCAATTTTTCCCGAAGACTTTCTCATGAATTTTGTTGTGTTTACAGAATTTCTAATTTGAAGTCGTTTCCCCAAAAGCTGTCCTAGACTGATTCCATTTCTAATACAGTTTTCATTTTCTCGATGAGTTAATACGTTATTACCATCGTTCAATGGAAATTTTTCATCCATCAATAATTCTCGTGTGAGATTTTTAACAAAAACGCAATCAACGTTTGTTCCGAAAAAATCTTCTCCCACTTTTATTAAGGTCATTCCGCTATTTTCTATATTAGATATGGTGTTATTATCTAATTTATTCAAACTCTTTTTAAGGAACTGATGATCCATAAATTTTTTTTGATTTTTAAAACTGTTTTTTACTTTTTCTATCAGAGTTTTTGTCAGTTTTTTAACGTTGCCGTTTTGTTTTTTCTCAGATTTAGATTCATCAGTTTTATTATCTTGGTCTGTATCATCGTTTGTATCGTCGTTTTTTACATTTTCTTCCTTGTTGTCTGAATCTGCGAGTTCTACATCTTTATTACTATTATCTGAATTTTTATCTTTTAAATTTGTGGATGGTTCGTCGTTATCCGCCTGTTCAGATTTATTTAAATGATTGTCACATTTAGATGTTGTTTTTGATCCTATTTCCGATTTTGTTTCTGTAGTATTAACATCTGATATATTTTTCAATATCAATTTAACACATTCGACGGCAGTTAAAAATCTATCGCTCGGAGTTTTCAAACGACTAATGTTTTTGTAATCTATCATTTTATAAATTTTTTCAAGATCTGGTAATGCTGCCAAATCGGTATTTTCGTTTGTAAAATTAAAAATTCTGAACGTATATGATTCCACGTCTAAACTTCTGTACAATTCGCTTTTTAACGCAACATTATTTATTTTACTGTTAAAATATTTGTTATATAATTCTATGTAGTATCCTTGATAGCCTACGGATGTAGTATATACATACCAATCAATATATCTGTCTTCGACATAATTTATCATATCTTTGGTTAATTCCCACACCGATTCTTTGCTCATGTTAATTTTTTCGGATAATTCGTATATTTCTCTAGGAATTCTTTGCCATAAGGTCTTTAAAATGTTCATATCCGACAAAACTATATGAGCGGATTCGTGTAACGCCAATCCAACAGTCACGTCGAAATCTTTTTTGCAACTTATCTTTGATGTAATGTAAATTGTTTCACCATCGGTTGAACTGTTTCCCGATGTCTTAAATTTTACAGGTACATTTTTATTGGTTAATATTTTTACGAAATTTGAAATAGCCAGTCTATATGCGGCTAATTGTATCAAATTTAAATCTAATTTAGAATAATTTTCTTCTTCAACCGATTCCTCATTCAACCAAAAATCTGAATAAGTATCATTCATAATATTATATTTATATTTGCTTACGACAACTAACTAAAATGGTACATTTACGTTATTTGATGGAATTGTAGATGGAACCGACGCCGTTTTTTTACCGCTAAAGGGATTTTCTGCCGTTATTCTAGGGTCTTTTATATATTTTTGTACCAATTGTTTGACATATGTTCTTTCGCTATTAACTCCACCATCGTTATCAAAATTAGGATAAATTGCGCTTTCGGCAATTTCTTCTAAATTAAATCCGTCCACTAATAATTCTGTCATTTCTACAGACGCTCTAGTTGATAGAAAGTTAGTAAGTTTAGAATCTTCTTTTTTAATATTTATACGTGTATGAGCACAAATCTCCAAAATGTTTTCTAGTATAGATATTTTAGATGTGTCACTTATATTAAATCGTTCAGTTAATAATTTTAATTCTTCTTCAATTTTCAATGGATTCATTTCAATTTTAACCGAAAATCTATTAAGTAATGCTCTATCCATTACCCTAGTAGATGTGTATTCATTACCTATATTAGCCGTGGCAATAAAACTTACATTTTTAGCTACCTTGACCGTTTCTACATTGGATTTTTCGTCTAACCTCAGATATCTTTGAAGATCATCTAATACCGTCATTAAAATGTTCCATGCATCAGGATGAGCTCTGCTTATTTCATCTAATAAGATGATTGCGCCTTCAGTTCTAATTGCAGATACAAATGCGCTTTCATTAAAAACTGTTCCTGTGTTTTTGTCGAATTGGGTATTTCCTATCAAACTACATCTCGCATCTTGTGTGCTTCCCAAATTAAAATAAAAAAATTTATCGATTTTCTTTAAGGCTTTTGCAGCGCTAATAGCGGCCAATGATTTTCCACATCCTGTGGGTCCTACGATTAAGATATTTTTTCCACGTAAAACATTTCTTATCAAATATTTCCATTTCAAATCATCAATAATGAGTTCGGATGGTTTTATGTCTTTACACGAATTTATTATTTTTTTAATGTCGTTATTCACGATAACACTGTATCACCGACGGGTATCAGTGTCAATTTTTAAAAATTATAATTTACTTACTTTTAATTTTATGTGCGGGTAGATTTAATTCTTTGCCTTTTCCACCTTTTAAAACGTGTTTCTTTTCGACTTTACTCTGTTTAGGATATGTGTATTTAACTTTCTCGCCTTCACTTGGGTGTTCCGATTGTTTATTTACCTTGTTTACTTCTTTCATAGGTTGATTAGGTAAATCTTCTTCATTTACTACTTGATTTTCTTTATAGTCTTTTTGTTCGTTTTTCTTATCATTCAAAGATTTAATAGGATTTTGTTTGGTTTCAGGAAGTTCCGATCCTTTTACCTGATCATTTGTTTGTTCTGCGGATTTATTATAAGCTTTTTGAACGTAGTTGCCTTTTTCGTTTAATTTTTCTTTTACGAACTTTTTTAATTCATCTAAACTGTCATTCATATGTCTGGTTCTGTCGGTCCCATCTTTCGTATGAATTATATCATATGAATCCATATAATTTGGTCGAATGTGAAAATAATGCGGGAAACATCCAGAAATTTCGTATCCGCCGAGTTTACTTGGTTTCACACAATAATCTTTGCTATATTCTTTAACTACCTTATCTAAAGCGACCATGGATTCCTCAATGGATTTCTGAGTTTCCAATTTAATTTCTTCAATTGATTCTTTAATCAATGATGTTAGAATTTTTCTTTTAGACTCTTCTAATTTAGAAAGTTCCTTTTCCGCATCCAATTCGTGTTTTTTTACATATCCATCGGATCCCAGATACACATAACCTTTATCTTTAGCGACTTGATCAGCAAATGTCAAAATTTCTTCTTGAACGGATTCCGCTTGAGCGACATCTTTGATATGAGAATAAATTATATTAGATATATCATCATGATCCAAATATGTTTCGTTTTCATTAAATAGTTTTTCGACCTCGGATTTTATAGTATCTACCATAGATTCAAGATGTGCTGGATTCATCTCGTTCAAAACTTCTTGTATCAACGACTTTAACTCAGAAATATTCATATATTATAAATATCATATAAAAAAAGAATCGTTAATATTATTTTCGACATCAAAAGTCTGTATTTCGTCGGAATAAGTAGAAAGTTTTGGATATGGTAAAATTGGATGTTTTAGAGATTTTTTTAATTTTTTGTTTAAAATCTTATTGGATATAAATTTTATATATCTGTGTTTAGAACTTTCTTTCTTTCTCCAAAAAGTTTTACCTATTCTTTTTTTGAGATGTTCAATATTATGACTGCCCCACTTGGAAAACACCGTTCGACTGTGAATCCATTTATAATTTGGAGGACCATCTAAACTTATGCTATAATTAGGCATTAAACACAAACTATTGTTGCCTTGATATAAAAAGCCTGTAGCTTGATATATGATTCCTGAGTGATTTACTTCTGAATCCGAATAACTTACCACCGATTTTATATGTGGAAAATCTTTATTTAATTGTTTAAAAGATTCTGCAATACAATAACTTTCTATATTTTTACCATATCCGTCATGAATAAACAGTCTTACCAATTCAAATACTTCGTCTTTTGATAATAAATCGGATAATGAACTCGACACACTTCTTCCTACAGGTTGACTATAAACCACGCAACCAATTAATTTATCTACTGTGTCGTTAAAATATAAAAACTTCTCTTCAGTTTTATAAAAAATACCGTATGCTATCCTGCATAACGTCCATTTATGAGTATAATGGTTTTTTATAATAATATCTTTTGCTACTTTGCTGCTTATTGGTTTTAAATAAACTTTTTCAACATCACAATATTTTTCCATTAATATATGATGATGAAATAAACGAAAAGGTCAATTTTATTTAATTTTTAAACTTCCTATATAACCGTTATTATGAGTTTTTATCGCATTACACTCTACTAAGAATGTGTTTCCGTTGTCTCCAACCATTCTATAAGTATCTTGATACATTCTTCCATCCGTTACACAATCGTTCCAATGATCTACAACCCTTTCTCGATCTTCTTCATGTATTACGTTTTTCCAACCGTGTTCTAAAAAATAACTAATATCATGTTTAAATAATTTTGTGTATGCCGAATTTACCCATATACATTTTCCGTCATCAGAACTTTCAAAAATAGGCTCTTCTCTGTTATCCAAAATCCATCTCTGTCTGTGAAATATTTTTTCTGTAATTTGTGTGTTAATCGCCATCTGTTCGGACAAATGATTTATTTTATCTTTTATAGAGCCACCGCCGTTAGGTATAACTTCTTTGAAAATAACGTCTAGTTTATTTTGAAACGATAATAATTTTTCATACTGTTTTTTTATCCATGTAATTATCCACGTAATCGTTTTATAAAGAGTACCTATCAACCCCAGTATTAGTATAGTGATCTGTAAATTGTTTTCGATATCCATATATCAATTATAAATATAATTAATTTTTATAAAAGTTAAAAATGATTTACCTTATAGGGCAAAATCCACCGTCGCATTCTATTCCTTGAATAAGTTCTCCTGTAATAACTGTGTTAAAAATTCTGTGTTTTATTTTTTCCGTTCCACGGATATATTCTTCCTCTGTAATTTCTTGATAAGGAGCTTGTTTGAAACCATGTTCTTTGTGTAATAAAAAACTTACACTTTTAATGTTTTGTTTATAATTTTCAGATAACCACTTTTTTAATTTTTCTAATTCTTCCGATTTATAATAAGCCGTAACACTAACTGCATTGTCACTCCAAATCGATTGCAATTTCTTTACCATTTCCAATTGTTCGATTACGTTCATTTCTTTAGCGAGAATAGCGCCTTCTGGAGTTTTACATGGAAAATATACAACTACCGTGTCGTGATTTTCTGATCCATCAAGGTTTAACAAATATTCCACGTGATATCCGGAATCTTTACATATTTTTACTAATTTATCGCTAGAAGACATCCGGATGGTTCTCATGTAATATTTACTATATGACGGATGAATTCCAGGAGTGGCGCCTCCTAAAAGAGACAATGTGCCACTTGGTTTTATGGTGGTAAGTTTTATACTTTCAGGCCAACCTTTTTGTTTGCTCCATTCTCTATCAAATTTTCTCAACATTACATAAACTTTATCTAACCATTCTATTTTATTTAGTGATTGACAAATTCCTGTCACACCTAATCCCAACCTCATATTTTTATGAACAATTTTATTAGTTTCGTCGTGGATAAAAGGAAGTGCAGCGATGGCTTTTTGAGTCTTATACAGTAATTTTGCACAATCAAAAAGTTCTTCTTGACTATCTATGTTGTTCAAATATAATTCAGATAAATTGCAACATTCATAGCTAGATAAAGAAATTTCTGAACAAGGGTTAGTGCCTATGACATTATCGACGTCAGTAGGATACATTTCGTTTCCCTTTAACGGTCCATCTTTTAATCTTCCATACGTCTGAGATAATGGCAAATTAAACAATCCATAAGGTTCTCCATTTGCATATCCTGTTTCTTTGTTTACTATATATCCATTTTTCCACACTTCTTCCATTATATGTTCAAATTCATCAACATATATAGTGTTATTGCTCATAGCTCGCCAGTTTGGGATATTCCCACTAGACCAATTTTTTGCTCTTAAATACAAAATATCATCAGGATCACCTAAAGCGATTTCAGCACTTCTTCTTACGTTTCCAGCCACTACTATACTTCCAATAATATTACATACATCTAACACATCTACGCTTCTTAATTTTTTTCCTTCTCGATTTTGAAAAATAGTTTTTATTTTTTCTATACCTTCTACTAAAATTGCGGGCCCACTAGCTTTTCCACCAAAACCGTTAATAGGTTCGCCGGCTCCTCTAATTAATATGGTGGAATAATTAAATGATTTTCCGGTTTCGTAGAATGATTTTAAAACGTATTCCAATAGTTTAACCCATCCTTCTCGAGTATCAGGAACAATAAAATCCGCATCTTTAGTTAATTTGTGAATTACATTTACTCCTTTTTTAATTTTTGGAAGCTCGTGAACATCTTCTCGTCTAATGCTATAACCTACGCCGCCACCAAGCATTAAATTTTCAAACAAAAACGTAAACGCTTTTGGTTCATTAATACTTACATACCAACAATTCAATAAACTATTTGCGCCAAATCTATCAACTGTAGATGTTCCTAACTGCCATAACATTCTGCCTGCAAAATTGCATTTTAAATTAAAAATTAAATCAAACAGTCTCTGTGCTTCTTCTTTTGTGTAGCTCGCTCCGAGTTTTTGAGCCCCGTTTATACAACGAGCCACTGTCTCATGCCACTCTTCGGTGTTTCCATCATCTTTAGTTCTGGCATAAGTTCTTTTGTATACGATATATCCTAGTCCGTTAAATCCCCAGTTAGGTTGTTTGTTCTTATAATTTTCCAAAAAATCTTTTTCAATAATCTCATTCATAAAATACGTCTGTAAAAAATAAATATTTTGTTTTTTTTAAAACTTTTAAAATACCATAAAATTTTAAAAATAAATTCTGTTCGTTTTTATTTTTTCTTACTATGATCTTTAATTGTCATCATCTTCACTATCCATGTGCGATTTCCATTTACTTGCCATCATTCTTTTAACTACATTTTCACCTTCGTTCATTTCTTGAATAGCGGCGATACCATCTCTCGATTTCTCATCGAAAATTTGAATATCTCCACAGCCTGCGTTCATTCGGCTTGGAAAAGTCATTCCATCTGGACCAAAACGATTCTTGATAATATGAAATCTTGCGGTATTACTCACTTTGTCGTTTACTTTTCTAGAAAGACTCATGACAAAATCCGCCGTCATTATTTTTCTGTAGCTATCGCTGATGTTATTGGCTTGAATAATATCTTCATCCATTGCCGCTCTATTGCTTTGTGATGCGGTCCAGATTGGTATTTGCAATTCTCCCGCAATGCTTCTTAATTCTTCATATATTCCGCCCGCCTCACTATAACTATTAGAGTTCTTATCGGAAGAAGTTGGCTTTAAAATATCAGCATAATCTACAATTATCATGTCGATCTTGGTCCCTAAAGTTTGAATTCTTTCAGTATGAATTTTAAGACTGTGTGCGCTGACTGTTTTTAGTGGAAAATATTTGATTATTAATTTTCCAGGAATATTTGAAATTTTATCTTTAACAACATTTACGTTATTTCTAATATTTTGAAAGTCTATACCTGTAAAACAACTATCATATCTAAGCCCCACGTAGTTTTCATTTAATTCTAGAGTAAAATGTAACACGTTTTTTCCATTCTTCATTGCTTCTGCGCCGATTTTTGCTAATACCCAACTTTTACCACTGCCTGCACATGCCGTTATCACTCCTAACTCTCCTGAAGCTAATCCTCCATCCATTATAGCATCGACTACTTCCCACGGAGTTCTCATCGTGTTTCTTGCCATTACACTCATACGATTGTCTATATCGATCATATAATCATGTCCGATGTTTCTTTCCATGCCTGCTTTCAACGCTTCTTGAACTACATGCGAAATTCTATCATAATGGCCTATTTTAATCAATTCGACGCTACTAAGAATAGCATTTTTCATTTTTTGATTTTTACAAAATTCTAAATACTGTTCCTTCACATATTTTATATCGCTCTCGCTTATTTTTTGATATACTAACTTTAGTTGGTCGACTACTGTTTTTTTAAGCAATTCAGTTTCGATTGTATCTACTTGAACTTTAAAAGCTGTCATCGTAGGTAAATCTTTATATTTTATAAAATATTCTACAATAGTTTTTACTATCCATTGGTGAGCATCCATTTCAAAGCTATTGAAATCTACAATGTCGTATATTCTTTCTAAAAAAGTCTTATCGCTCAAAAGACTTGAAATACATTTTAATTGAAAGTCGTTTCCGTATTTTTTAAGGTTGTTTATTATTTGGTTTTCCATATGAAGGTATCAATATGTAATTACAATACTATTATAAAAACAAAAGACAATTTTTTTTATGTCGTTTTACTATTTATAGTTGAAATCGGATGTATGATCCGCTTTCTACAAAAAGAAAGATAAATTATGAATAATTATTACAATACTGTGGATGTAAATATCCTTGTTAAAGGAAATCCTGTCGCTACCTATTTTAAAGACGAAAAAACTTATATAGAAGCAAAAGATGGAAGCGAATATGAAATTCAAATAAAAAATAAAAATTTCAATCGAATACTTGCTTTAGCTAGTGTAGATGGTTTAGATGTTCTGACAGGCGAACCGTCTTCTAACGACGATGGTGGTTACGTTATAAATCCATATGACTCATTTAAAGTTAAAGGATTTAGATACAGTAATGAAAAGGTGGGTTCGTTTAAATTTGTAAGCAATAAAAAATCGTCCGTCTCGAATCAAATTTTAAAAAATTGTGGAACTATAGTCGTAAAAATTTTTTGCGATGCATCCGCTTACACGTATACTGCCACCAGTCCCACATTTGTTAAAAATTCAGAAACATGTAATTTTGATATAAATCACAATTTAAACGAAAATTGCAGATTTAACATGGGTTCTACGTGGGGTTCTTCAAAAGAAAGCAAAGTAACCTCCACAGACTTTGATCGAGGTTATATAATTCATTCATTTGAATTTCATTACGCGTCTAGAAATACGTTATTAGAAATGGGAGTAATAGGAAATTCAACTCCCAAAGTTTCTTTTCCTAAAGGTTTTATAAAATATGCCGTTCCACCCAAAGATTGGATAGGATAATAATGTTTATTTTATAAAATTATCTAGTTTAGTAAACACTTCGCTGAGCCATACATTTCCATTTGGAATATTATTCCAAATTTTATCCTCTCGCATTAACCCTATAAATTGCATTCTATTTAATCTAGAAATTTGAGAATCTATTATTTCGTTTATTCTTAATTGTGTAAAACTTTGAATCTGAGTGTCATTCAACTGCATTAAATCATAATTTCTTTGTGCAACAGATTTGTTGTCTAAAATGGTATCGTGCAACTTATATTTTCCCTTATGACTTTCACAGTAATTAAATATCTCATCCAAGCTATATCGATAATTATGTTCAAATATAGGAAAACACTTTTTTATAGTTTTTAATCCTGCTCCGTATATTCCATCAATATTATCACTCACATCGCCTTCTAATACTCTATAATTTATGAAATTTTCACAACTTATTCCATACTCAGATAAAATTTCCGCACAACCATAAAGTTTTTTCTTTGTGGAACTCCAAATTTTAACTCGATTACTTGCTAATTGTAAAAAGTCTTTATCAGAAGACATTATTGTAATATTACTGTCTTTAAATTTGTCTAATGACAAATATGCAATTACATCATCCGCCTCAACGTTATCTACACACAACACAGTTACAGGTAAGTTTTTTAAATAATCTACCGTTCTAATTAATTGTTTCTTTAAATTCTTTTCTTCGGTATCTGCATCGGCGTTATCTAAATAAGTTCTATTTATTCTGATTTTAGTTACCCGTTTATTTTTGTAATCGGGATAGATTTTTCTTCTTTTTTGACTTCCTCCTGAACCGTCAAAAACAATTACGCATTTTGTAGGGTTAAAAAGTTTGATGGCATATCCGATACTCTTTAAGAATCCGGATATGCCACCTGTGTGTATTCCATCTGCGTTCATATATGGTGATACGCAAAAACTTTTTATGAAAGTATTTAATCCATCAATTATTAATATATCCGACAGTTGATTTTTTTGTAATCCTGTTGTCGATGTTTCTTCATTTTTATTTACACTTTCAAATAAAGAATACAATTTTTTTTTATCTGAAGAATTAATACTTTCCATTTTTACTCCTCGTCAGATTCGTCCTCATTAGTATCTACAACTGTATCGTCAACAATTATACTGTTCGGGTCTTTATATTTCATTATTACAGACTCAGATATTTTATTATACAATTCTTCCTTAAACAAAGGATCTTTTGTCATCATATCAACCAAATCTTTAGATTGAAACTGAATTTCTTCTCCATTTACTTTAGTATATTTATAATAAGCGCCGGCTTGTTTTATTATGTTTTGTTCTTTTAATACTTTTAACCAGCTCGCATAATCCGCAATGCCACTATCAAAATAGATATCAAAACTTGCTTGTCGTTGTGGTGGCCCCATTCTATTTTTTACAACTTGTGCTTTGCATTCATTACCAATTACTTCTTCTCCCTTTTTAAGTTTTCCAGTATTATTAAGCCTCACTCTAACTGAACAATGATAGGCTAACGCCTTACCGCCACTTACAGTATATTTGTCTCCGAATGCCATCGCATTGAGATTTTGTCTTAATTGATTAGTGAAAACAATCAATACTTTTTGTCTACCAATCATGTTAGTAATTTTTCGCATTGCTTTACTAATAATAATTGATTTAGCCGTTGCAAATCCATCTTTGCCATGTTCGCTTTCTTGTTCAGTTTTAGTCGACGCAGCCGCCACAGAATCTACTATAATCGTAAGAATTCTATCTTTATTACTTTTTCTAACCACGGATATTAGTTTTTCCATCTGTTCAAAAATATCTTCTACCGTTTCGCATGGAGAATACGGAAGATTTTTTAAATCTACACCTAAGCTTTTCCAAAACTCAGGCGCGGCTGCATTCTCCGTATCGATAACTACTGCAATGCCACCTTTCTTTTGTGTATTTGCTACAATATGAGCAGAAATCAAACTTTTTCCCGTTCCTTCTAATCCGTTAAATTCTACCATTCTGCCAACAGGAAGTCCTCCGTTTGGACGATTACTTATCGCTAAATCTAACAAAGATGAACCTGTGGAAATCCAGTCGGATATTGTGGAAGGATCGTCTTGATCATCTAAGAAATATACTTTTTTTCCTTCTTTGGAATCTTTATTTAAAGCATCTGCTAATTCAGATACTAATTCGTCTCGGTCTTGTTTAGATTCAATTGTTGCGTTTTTTGTACTTTTATTTTTTGCCATAAAACTCCTTTTAAAAGGGGGGAGAGGCGAGTATTTCGCCTCTCCCCGTTAAGTTTACCAAATGTATATTAACTATTAAACAAATTATCAAATGCTTTGGTAACGTCTTCAACATTTGATTTTGCGGCGGTCGCGCTAGGCGATTTAGTAGTAGGATTTTTAGCTGCTTCAACTGCGGCCGTCTCTACCTCTTCGGCTGTAGGAACGGGTTCTTCAGTTCCGCCATTTTCGGCATCATTTGATGCCAACCAAGCTTCCATAACTGCCTTAAGCTCGTCATAACTAAGCTCAGGAAATATTTCAAGAAGATTTGGCTGACTGCTGATCATTGAAACCATTTCTTTATTATTTGGATCAACCGCTGGAGAAACGTTTGGCTTAACTCTGATAGCCGTCTCAGGATATTGTTTACCCGTCTCATTGGCCGTCTTAAACTCTACAACCACGTCACGTCCCTTAACTAGATCGGTAATGTCACCAAAATCTGGATCTGCGATGATTGCCAAAATCTCTTGGTATACATTCTTACCAAATCCCCAGAACTTAACACCTTCAAATTCTTGTCCACGGACAATTACTGGAGCAAAAGTTCTCATTTTTGGTTCAATTTTTCGACCAAACTTCCATTCCTCTTTATCTCCGCTTCTCTTTAGCTTATTGGAGAATTCTACAATAGGATCTGGTCGATTGAAAGAATCTGGACTCAAATAAGTTTTTCCGTTAAGTCCATAATGAAACTTCAATTCAATAAATGGGTTTTCAATATTGTGCTTGTAGGGAACGATTCGAATAACTTGTTTACCAGGTGATGGTTTCCAAATTAAATTGCTTTTGGTATTGTTTGAAAATGAGTTCAAACGACTCTTAATTTTTTCTATGTTTAATGGCATAATGTTATTTTTTAATTTTTAATTAGTAAATAAGTTAATTATTAACTACTCTGTTAAGTATTTTCTTATCACCAATAAATAGTATCGTATACTAGTATTCAATCAGTTGGAAGTTATTTTAACTAAAATTTTTTTAGAATAATTATATCTATAAAATTCACAGTTTAGATGTGAGATTATTTTTTTATGACGTGCTTCATCTTTTTCAGTTAGTTTACCGTTTTTATAATGCCTGGGCTCATCGTATTCTACCACAATATTTTTATCTTTGTCGTATCCATCAACCCAATATCCCAATTCTTTTATATAATACTCTCCACCATTCATTGCATGAATAAGATTCCATCCGTTTTTAATATTAAGTTCATCCAAATAACGGCACGCTTCTATATTAAAATTTGGAGCAGATTGTCCATTATATAATTGTTCTCGTCGTTTATTATGAGACATTCTTATTTTATTGCGTACTTCGTCTCGTTTAGCCGGATTTAATTCTCCTGTTCTTTTTCCTGAATTTGATCCGCTTATTTTTTTCTTAGCATCCTCTGTGTGATGTTTTCCAAAAAAAGGATGTCGTGTTCCTGATCGACCCATACATGGTGCATTATCTCCAGAATTTGATTGGCTTATTTTTTTCTTAGTATCTTCTGTGTGATGTTTTCCATACATCGGATGATTTTTTCCACAATTTTTTAAACTTATTTTATTTTTAGTTTCGTTTGATAATTTTTTACCAATTTTTATGTCACGCATTTTATTTTTAGACTCCACTGTATGTTTTTTACCGTACATGGGGTGTTTTTTTCCAGAAAAATCTCTACACGCCATACAATTTCCGTTTAATCGGCGTATCAAATCCGTCTTCAATCCGTAAAACATAAAGTTTTCACATTTTTTACAACGTCGGAAATATTTTCTTTTTGAATCGACTAAAATATATGGATAATTTTTTGTTCTGTCAAAATTAATATAATATTCGATTTCATTATATTTAATTTTGGTCATGTTAATTGACATAAAGCTTAATCGTAATTTATCATAATAAAATAACCGCGTAGATTATTTGGTTAATTGATTCACTATTTCTTTTTTAAAATCAATATATTTGTTGTTAATTTCTGGATATTTTTCAGCTATACTATTCCACTCAACATCTAATAACTTTATATTTTTATTATAGTTATCTAAATCTATGTTACCGATTGCGTGTACAACCGCATCTACAATTTTTTGTGTTTCGCTTATACCGGCTTTTATATCTATTCTTTTTTTTCTATCAATATAATTTGTTATTACATGTAACACTTTAGACTTCATTGCAAAATCTTTATCATCATACGGATTTATTTTTGTGGCTGGAAAAGTTCCATTTTTATCATCTTGCGAGTTTGTTGAATCGAATGGGTCACGGGGTTCATTTTCCAATCCTTGTAAATTCATTTCGTATAAAACTTCTTGTATCAACGATTTTAGTTCTTTTTTTTTCATGATATTTTTTAGTTATTTTCAAATTTTTATAATGTCAATTAGTTCAAGATTAATAGTTCGATAACCAATATCTGTGGTTATGATCAATGTGTTTTGAAATAAGTTCCAATCTATCTGATAATTTTTATCTAATCTTCCTCCGGTTTCTTCTTGAATAATTCTATTTAAAGAATTTAATGTGTAAAGTGTGTTTGTTTGTTTTTTTCTATGAATTGAAATTGTAGCAGGAAATTTTTTGTAAATTCCTTCGGAAAAAATATTGTAAGTCAAAATTATAGAGTCATCTTTTGATTTATCTTTAAAAATGAAAAATTTTTTATCCGATAAAGTATAGAAACTTTTTATGGTTGTTATTAATCCGACATACTCTTTAACATTAGAAAATGTACATAACAATTGAATTTTCATTTTCTAATTAAAAAAGTGTTGTTAGATTCGTCAAAAAATTGAGTGCCGATTAATTCTCCGTCTTGAGTATACCAACGTTTGTCTTTTTTATAAAAATTAAGTTTTTTCGCTTCTTCAATAGTATACGTTATTGACTCGTTAGTTAAAATCTTTTCTACATATTCTTCTTTAGCTTTTTCAATTTCTTTATCTGCCATCATAGATTTTACGTCAGGTGTCGAACCGGAAATAGGTATAGATGCTGGATCAGACGTGGGTGTAGAAACGTTTATGGTTGAAGAATCCGGATCGGCCGCTGGAGCTGCTGGAGCTGCTGGAGCTGCTGGAGCTGCTGGAGCTGCTGGAGCTGCTGGAGCTGCTGGAGCTGCTGGAGCTGCTGGAGCTGCGGCTGAAGTGATTGGTGTTGAAAATTGAAGGTTTGTTTGTCCGGCTTTAGGATTTTTTTCAAAATGGGTGCCTCTTTGTATAGCTCGTTGTTTATATTCTGCGGTCGGAAACGTCACTAATATTCCATTGTTATTATAAGCTTGTCTTTCTGGAAATCTTCCTTCTAACATGCGATTTCTCACGGCAATAGATTCTTCTTTGGAAGCTCCCATATTTTGTAAATATTCTTGAAATATATCAAGATGATCGTTATTATCAATTTCAAAAGTTCCGTTTGAAATTCTTTCATCCAATGAGATTTTATTTAAAAATTTTTCAGCTATAGTATTCATAATTAATTAACAAGTGTAACTTGTGGTCTAACAGATTGGTTTATAGAAAAGAACTTGAATTTTGGATTACTCAAAAAATTATTATTTTCATCAATAATAATCAATTTTAAATCGGGCGTGTTGTAAATTTGATTTATTTCCTTTACAACCTGTTCTCCAAAATTTTCTACATTTGGATATTGATTTAAAAAGCTATTTACAATGACCCCCACATCTTCCGAAAAAGATACAATTTCTTCGGTGTCTTGTTGATCCAAAGTTGGTTCGATTTGCGTGGGTGTTTTTTGTCCCGCCGACGTTGAAGCTGATTTTTTAATATCATCAAACGGCAATTTAAAATAAACATCTTTGTCGACATCATTAACTTTAAATATAAAGTTTTTTCCTGTTGTCGTGGATGAACTTATACTCTTTTCTTTCTTTTGTTCAACGGTATACTCTTTTAATTGTTTCAAAAAGTCGTAAAATTTTTGTATTTTTTTTGTTGTCCAAGAAGCTCTTGATCCTTCCCCGAGATCATCTGTCGATCGCCCTCTATCTTTATAATTTAAGATTGAAAAAAATATATTATTAAACTCTACTATTAATTTGCCTTCTTTATATTTTTTAGATTTTAATAAGCTTTCCAGATTTAATATTAATTTATTAAAATCGGTTATGGTATTCAAATTTAAATTGGTACCAAATCGTATTGCTTCTTTAGGGGTTTTTATTTTTTTAATCTCGTATGAGATTCCTCCAACTTGAACGTCTCCCTTTTTTCCTTTCGGAATTTTAGTTGCGCCATTTACAAGTAAAAGAATCGCAAACTCGCCTTCTCCAACTTCCTTTTTTTGAAAACTTAAAAGTGTGGGATTTTGTTGTAAAAACTTAAATGCATCTCCTAATGTTTGAGATGGATAGTTTGTTTTAAAATTAACTAATTGATTATTTACGGTGTTTAAATACTCGTCCGATATATCGGTTCCCATGAATTTTTTCCAAGTGGCTTTTACATATTCTCGTGTGCCATTTATATCAACACTATTTTCAAACAATTGTTTAATTGTGTTTTCTTTAAAAAATGAATTGTAGTTACTTTTAATTAAAAAATCCTCAAAATCTAGAAAACTGTTGCGATCTTTTATATTGAAATTAACTCCGCCATCATGTCGGTTCATGAAATATTCATTTAATATTTTTTCCAAACTAAGGTTCATCGATACAATATAAATATTAAGAGATATAGTAAAAAGTGTTAATTATATATCAATTGATACCAAGTCTTGATAATTCTTACCAATGTGACATTTTACGGGAAATTGGTTGTCTACCATGATAGTTTTTATATTTACTAAGGTGTCTTTTTTATCATCTTTACACACATCAACCAAGATAGAATCGTATGTGTATAATACAACCTTTGACTTCTTGTTTTTTAAATAGTGATTGACTCGGTTTATATTTTGAATACTAAACTCAGTTTCTGCTGCTTGCAACAAATAGTTAAAAAGTTTATTTGGGTTGGCATCGTGAATATGTTTATTTGTTATTCTTCTTTTAAATATCGGCGTCTCAACATATTGGTTTTGATTGAAGAAATCCCATCGGTGTGTGATGTATTCGTCTACTTTTTTAAAATAATCAATATTTTTATATTCTTCTCTAACGCCACCGTAAAGATTTTGAAAAGTCAAATTTTTAGCCTTTTTTAAGTCTTCCACAGTTATTTCTTCTTTTTCAAAATACTGTTTTGCCAAATATTCATAAATATTAAGTGATAAATCAAGTTTGTAATTTATTAAATTCGCAATAATGTGTGGGTGATATGCGCTATAATCTATACTTAAAAGCATTCCGTCGTCGCCAAATCTAGACACAAAAGCAGATCTACAGCCATCTTCTTTATTTAATGCCGCGTAATTTATTTTTCCGAATCTATTGCTTGGTCTACCCGTCGAGGTGAAAAGATTGTATTCGGTATAAACAAAATTGGATTTTTGCTCAATTTCTTTTTCCTTAAAAAATTCATTGAATTTAATCACATCAACATATAACCCATTCGATTCAACTTCAGCTAATGTCTCAGTGATAATTCCATTTAACTGTGAAAAAGACTCATCTATATAAAAATCAGTCATAGATGATCTCATTTTTTTATAATTTTTTTCAAACAATTCTATATGTTTGCTCACAGGTATTATATAATTAACATCAACTCGATCATCTATATTTTTATATTTTATAAAATCGTGATAATTGGTCGTGGTCACTTCATCCAAAGAATCGGTTCCTTTTTGAAATTTAAAAATTAAAACGTCGTTTACGTTTTTGATTTTAAATAAATGTATAAATTTCTTTTTATCTGTTACAAATATTTTTTTTGATTTTTGTATAATTAAATTTAAAGTGTTGTTTATATTTAAATTTGAAAAATTTAAATCCTGATGAGTTTGGTTTAACAAATATAGCTCGTCAGTTTTTATATTTTTTATAAATAACAAAATTATCTCGTTTTTAATAGAATGAACATTATGATTTTTTACAACGTAGTCTATAAATACTTCTTGATTGCATATATTGTTTAAAAAACTATTATAGTTTGTTGTATTCAACGACATCATCGTGTAAGAATCTAACATCCAAAACAAAACAGTCAATTATTTTATCATTATAAGATTCCTGCAATTGCAGAACTCGGTCGCACAGTTGCGGTTACGCTAGTTATCCACCCATCTCTATTTATTGAATGTTTTACCTCTCTTACTTGAAAAATAACTCCCGTATCATATGGTTTTGGTAAATTTTTTGCAGTAAAAATTTGAAACGATCTAAAGCCTGATATTCCTAAAATAGTAAAATCTATTGTGACACCCGGCATTGGCATAGTACTTATGTTTGCAAATAGCGGGCTTTGATTGTCTGAAATCAGTTGGACCAAGAAAGATTCTGCGGTTTTTGGTAATTTAAGTCTGACTTTCTCTTCTGATTTTTCCTTTACTTCTACCGTACGAGATCTAAAAGTTGTTGGCTTAAACCCTAGAGGAGGAGACGATATCATCATGCTGTCTTCATCTATATTATTGTATTTTTGAGTTTTTGATGTGGTTGATGTGGTTGGATCGCTTTTTGTAGATGATCCTAAGTTCACCGGTTGGTTTTCTTTTGCTGCTGATAACATTTCATCGACTCCCATTTGAAATTTTCCTATATAACTTTGTCCTGTAGAAATATCACTGTCTGCCGCCGAAGAAGTTTTCGGTAAATCGGTAACTGGCGCTGACTGTGATTCCGCATCGTAAAGTACCATATTGGCTACCTTATCCGACAGTTTCACATTGAAATTAAAACTTTTCAATATAGAATTTTGTGAATATACGTCAAACGGATATATTGTCGGATCCGTATCGGTTAATCCAAGGCTTGTTCTTAACTCTTTAATATGTTCGAGATTTAAAAATCTTTCGTCTCTTATAGAGAGAAGAAGTGGCTCTTGTTCGCATAATTTCAAATCCCATATTTTTGCAAAACTGTTTAGATCTTGACACAGTGATTGAGCAAATTCTTTTATTGATCTATTTTTATCAAGTAATTCTAATACGCGTACATATTTAATATATACATCTTTTAAATTGCCTTTAAATTTTTCAGATTCTCCTCCTGTATAAGGAAAAGAGTATCTGCCTTTCTGGCCAGGAAACATTTTATATCTTAACCAGTTTATCACTTCATCTAAATTTTGTCTGTTTGCGGTCTTTAATGCTTTAATCATTAATCTATTTTCAGGTTTTTTGAACGATGCGGGAGGGATAAATTCGTTAAGATCTGCTTGTCCGTTTAAATTCTCCGAGGTAAAACTGGGTGCGTTTTCGTTTGGTATTAAAAAATTAGAGGTGGTGGATATTAAATTGGGATGGGCTCCTATTATAGAACTATTTAGGTCTAGTTTTATAGCTGGTTTAGTACTTGGAAGTTCTATGTTCAATATATCAGCTAAAAGTCCTAAACTTATATAAAATGATTCGTCGCCTCTAAATTTGGTAGCGGATTCTTCTGTGATTATATTTGTATAGTTTTCTAAACTAAACAGTCCCCCCGCATTTACAACTGATTTTTTTTGGGACCACTGAACTGCCTTGGAAAATATTTTAGAATAATCTGCATCATCCGCATTCATTGGAAACTGTGAGTTTGGTTTTGGAGAGTTATAATGTTCATACAATCGCTTAGTCAACCCTTTTAAATAAGAAAAAATATCACTTTTCATTCTCTCATAAATGGTTTGTTTGGGTTTGTTGTCTGCTCCGGTTTTTTCTTGGCCCTCCGGTGAGGCATCTTTTACAGATAATCCATAGTAAAATTTACTATTTGAATATAATTCAGTAGTACAATTAAATGACATATCGGAGGAGTCAAACGAGTAGTCGAAATTTACTATGTGTCCAACTAAAGCGTCGTATTTTCCTTCTGACTTTTTAAGGTTTTCTTCTATTAATCCCGCGTTCGTATATGCTCCTAAAGTTCCTGAACCTTTTTGTGTTATGTTTCCGGAATCATCTCTTTTGAGAGGCGTGCCTATTTCTGTTATGTCGATTAAACTCTCAGGATTATAAGTATTCCAACCCCATTCTAATAATACGGTGTTGTATGGTGAAAAAAAATAAGGAGTCATGTAATTTATCTGACTTACGGTAAAACATTTCCACTTTATTGTGGCTTTTCTAAAAATTTCTCGTTGAATGTCTACATCTATGCTTATAATTCCCGGAATAGGTCGGTGTTTTTGATATTCGTTTGTTATATTATTTTCAATATAGTGTGGTTTTCCTTTTCTGTCGTATCCGATTATTGTTGCGTTTTTTACGTTCTGACCATTCAACGAGGAATCAAAAGAGTTTTGAATTCCGTATTTATCTTTAAAAGAGTCGCCTCCATATAATACAAATCCGCTATATTGATTTACCTTAGAATTAGACACGGCGCGAATCCATGGCGTCATCGCTCCTTTATAATCTTTTATTTTTGAAAAATCGCTTGTATAGTTGTTGCCGTATTTATCAGACCGACGTTCTATTTCGTTACGCATATATTTGGGTAACGGAACCGCTGCATACGGTGGATATAGTGTATCAGACATACTTATTTATTTAAATTGTTGTATTCTTGCATTATAGAATCTATGTTAATAGGAATTCTTAATTGTAACCCAACAGGTATACTCAGTCTTCCGTTTCCAAGATTGTTAGATAAGGCTATAATCCACCATAAAGATGCGTCTTTATAAAATTTATATGCCAATGCATCAAGATAATCCGTTTCTTTTGAAATATAAATAATATCCGAGTCTTGTGGCTGAATCGTAGGATATAATCTTGTTCCTAAGAACCTTTTACCATCAAATGTTTTTTTGACGTTTTTATTGTTGTCGTATCGTGTCATGCTACAATTAATTGTTTAGAGAAACCACCACCGCTTTCACCGCCACCAAAGTTTCTTCCTCCGGTACGAGGCCTTTCTGTTTCTAATATATCTGTACTTATTTGTATTTCACATTCGGTGGGAAATTGTGCGTATTTTCCGCCACTGTTGTTCCATTCAATTTGATTGTTTAAATACTTCCACGTATTAGATTCATTATTTAATTCTGGAGTAATTTCCCAAATAACGTCTTCTGGTATAGATATGGTTACACTTTTTAAAATAACTGGTTGTTCTTTATATAAATCTCCAATTGTTATAGTTATAAGCGGAGGTACTATAAAATTACTGACAGATGGAATCTTTTCTTTTATATACGTATAATCAGTGTATTTAGCCGGTTTAGTCAAACCCACTAGGTAATTTATTCTCTTCCACATAGGTAATAATTCTTGTATGCTCATTGCAACTGCTTTGAAATTAAAACCTAATGTTCTGGTAAAACCTGTATAGTTACATAATTTATCCGCTCGACCTATATAGTTTATGTCTGCCCAATTGGCGTTAGCGTTCTCTTGAATTCCTTTGACTGTTGCTCTGAATGGAATGTAGGTTTCGTTTACAAGATCGTGAAAGTAAAATGCTATGAAATCGTCTTCATAGGGATTATATTTTTGCAAGGTTATCATCGACTCGCTTAATTTTCCTGGTTTATTATAAATTATAGATGAGTCGTCTACTCCCGGAAAATTTTTCACCATTATGGATAAAGAATTTATTGTATCCGATTTTCCTGTTGTTGATAATCCTTTTTGCGGGTTTGGGTTTTTATCATTTATGCTTTTTTCATATGAGCCAGATAACGGGCTCTGCGGATAACGATGATTTACTAATTTATTATATGTAACGTCTACACGACTTTCATACGAAGTAGTATTATAGTCTGTATTTATTTTTTTTAATGCGTCATTTAAAGAATTTATTATATTTTTTTTATGTTCGTTTACTTCAGGTGAACCGCGAACAGATATAACTTTTCCTGTTGCGTCGAATGCGGAATCGGGTAAAAATTCTTTATTTTCGTTTCTTCCAGAAAGTCCGGTCCCCATGCCTGCGCCGTGGAGTGTTCTAACTCCTGAATTCGGATCTTCTTTTATTTTATTCGAATATGTACCTTTTATATTGTAGGCCGATTCATTTTTTTTATTTTTATGTTCGTTTAATACAGATTCAACGCGAACAGATATAGGTTTTCCTGTTGCGTCTACACTTCCAGAAATTCCAGTCTCCATGACTGCGCTATGGTGTTTTAAAACTCCGAAAGGCGGATTTCCTGTTTCTGATGAGCCGGAAATCTTATATTCATTCGAATATGTACCTTCTATATTGTGGGCCGATTCATTTTTTTTATTTTTATGTTCGTTTAATACAGATTCAGCGCGAACAGATATAACTTTTCCTGTTGCGTCGAATGCGGAATCAGGTAAAAATTCTATTTTATTTCCGCTTCTTCCAGCCATTGCGCCTTGGAGTGTTCTAACTCCTGAATTCGGATCTTCTTTTATTTTATTCGAATATGTACCTTTTATATTGTAGGCCGCGTTACCGGAGTTTATTATAAATTTGATTTTATTATTTGCTTCTTGTCGATATCCCCAACTCTTTCCTTTGTTCTCGTCAGAAATATCTCTTGGAATTTGCGTATTGGGTTTTTCGGCTGTATCAGACGGTAATCTATAAGAACGAAAAGCTGGTTTACCTTCAAGGGTGGTATAAATGGATAATATATCCGAGAATTGATATGGTCCGGCTCCGGGTTCTAAATCCGATCTCTCTTTTCCTACATTACTACCATATTTTTTGTATCCGTGTGTATCATCTTTGATGTCATATCCCAACGGTGAACCGAAATATTGAGATTTCATCGGAATAGATTGTCCGAATATTTTTATTTTTTTATCGCTATCAGATGTAGAAGTTTGACCGAATTTTTTAATATTTTCTTTGGCCTTGCCTGTATTTTTTCCTGCCTCAAATCTTTGATAAAAATCTGTTCCCCAAGTTATAGGTTTTCCATTTTTATCAAAATAAGAAAATTTTTGAGGTTGCGTCAAAAATATTCCATAAGCTCCTTCATCCGCCCTGTATTTTGCGTTTCCTGGATGTTTCAGAGGACCAAATCCACCAAATAAACTTTTTGCAAAAGATACAATTGGTAAAGAGGCTAAAAATCCACCCTTTGAAGATTTGGGATTCTTGATAGACAAACTATTATATGCACTGATTGCAGTTCCTGCTCTAATTAATCCCTTTGAATTATTTTGATTTAAAGTGGATAATGCTTGGGGTCCGACGGTGCCTTTAGGTGGAGTTGGTTTATTTAGTGCCGATACACCAACAATACTTGCTAATGCTCCTAATAGTCCACCGCTCGTATCTATATGTCGGAGTGGATTTTTATCGGAGAATGGATTTATTTTAGTCGAAGCTGCCAGTATTGAACTCAGCGGATTGTATATTCTTGTTTCGTTAAATGCTTGACTTTTTTGTAATAAAAATTGTTTCGTTAAAAAAAGTATGCCGTTTCCACCTATTAAAAATTTACTGACTCTTATAGTATCTTGCAATGTGCTTGCAAATGGAAATGCTCGACTTTCAAATCTTTTTAAACCGTTTATTCCTTTTCTTCCTTGATTTGGATTTACATAAACATAAGGCTGTCTAGGTCCAAAACTAAAAAGTCCACTGTTTTCGGTATATGGAGATAGTTTCTTATACAAATTATTATTATTAGCATCGTATAATTGTTGTATTTTACCCACCAAAGGCGAATTACTATAACCACTAGGCACTATAACCGTCGGCGGCACTATATTTGTTGTATTTTGATTTGCCATATGAATATTTTAATAAGATGCTTGCGCTAATAATTCGCTCGCACGTTTGCCGTCTATATTTACTGCAATTCCTCCAGATTTCATTAAATTTATAAGTTCATCTAATTTTCCGATCATCGTTGTATTATCTTGGCTGGACTTAGCGTTTTTATTTTCTAATTTATCTTGGTCGGACTTAGCGTTTTTATTTTCTAATTTATCTTGGTCGGACTTAGCGTTTTTATTTTCTAATCTATTACCTAACACAGATGACGTAACTAACTTTAACGTATCGAGTTTTTCTACACTCGAATTTAATTTTTCTAAAGACGTCGCGAGTTTTGATATTGCATCACTAAAAGTGTTCACTGATTCAAATTCTTGTGCGACTTTTGATATATTCATAAGTGCATCTGCTGTAAATTTCAATTTACTTCCGATGTCTGCCAAGTCTCGTATTTTCTTTATCGGATCTCCTCCTAAAAACTTTCCAACAAACGAACCAATTCCTGCAACCGCAGATCCCTGTCCAAATGCCGCTAACGCTAACGAAATAGCACCAATACCTATTGCAGCTTTTAAAAGATCTATCTGAGTTAGTTGAAGTACGGGATCTATTGCTTTTGCAATGCCCTCGCCGAATAACGTCATTCCTGCGCCCGCCGCGAGTGCGGCCAAACCAAATGGAATAAGTGCTAAACCAAGTGCCGTTATAGCTAATACTCCTGCACCAAAAATTAATCCGCCGGGACCTGAAACTAAAGCTCCTAATCCAAATGCTGCTGCCGTAAATCCAATTAATGCTAGTGCGCCAATTCCAACTTGTGCCCAGTCTAGCTCACTAAACATTTTCATAGCAAATGTAAATGGAAGTAAAGATAATCCAAAGGCCGCAATGCCTAATGCTCCCTTGAAAACTTCGGGTTTTCCCATTTTTGATATTCCCTCTGATAAACCAGTTAATAATTTTTTTGCAGCGCTTCCGCCTCCAGCTGCACCTGCTATAGATATTGGTATAGCTGCAGCTCCTATTAATAACAATCCAGGTGAAGCCAATATCATTGCGGCTGATCCTATAAATACTTTCCCACTTCCCATTGCTTTTATCCCTTCAGCTAAACCTTCGAGAGACTGTTTTAATTTTTCTCCATTCAAAGTTTGTAACAATTTAGCTCCAAGAAATCCAGGTATCATTAAAGTTAATCCCGCCGATGCTGGAATAAGATTAAATGCGCCCTTTAAAACTCCGTCTTGTCCCATTTTTTTCAATCCCTCCGCAAGCCCAGTCAAGAACTTTTTAACACCTGGCCCATCAGATCCGCCCATTCCTTTAGTTTTACTTGCAGTAGAAGACGCATCTGGAGTAGCTGTTGTCGCAACGCCTGATCCTAAAGCCGTTTTCATACGATCTTTTATAAATGTGAATGGTTTTTTTATCATGGACATAAGTCCTGAAAGACCCATTTTTCCGAACAAAGCGATAGTAATAATTCCTGCACCACCGAGCACTAAGTTGGTCAGAATCTTCCCCACGTTCCCAAACGATTCATACAACTTACGAGTGTCTTCAATCGTCTCGTTTATCCACTCGTTAAATGATTGCAATACACTGTTTGACTCCCGAATCAAACCGAACAATTCTTTAAAGGGAAGTAAAAGCGCTTTTGCAATTTCTACAACTACTTTTAAAGTAGGAATAAAAATGCCGCCTAACAATTCTACAACAGGGAAAAATACATCGCTTAAACTATTACCAAGTGAATGCATTGTGTCGTTTAGTTGGTTTAGCAAGCTTTGCATTTTTGCTTTTTTTAACAAATCGTCTTTGGTTACTTCTACATTTTCTTTATTTTTTGTGATTAAATCGTCGTATTCTTTGCGTTCCTTCTCACTCATTTTATCCAATTCTTTTTCCATCATCAACATTTTGTTTATCTCTCCCACCGACATACCTGCAGCTTTTGCAATCGCTTCTTGTTGAAACATGTTCATCTTTTGAAACTCTCCAGTCGACTTTATGGTTGCTAAAGTAGCTTTTGCTGCCTCTTCGAACTTTCCTGCATATGAGAGTCTACGAGATTCCATGAAGTTTAAATTTTTTCCTACTAAAACTGATGCTTCCATTTCGTCTCCGATACTAGTTTGAAAGTTAAGCATACTTCTTGACGATTCCGTTAAAGTTTTTAAACTTGTTCCAAGTCTCGCTGCCGCTGCGGCTCCTTTTATAAGTTCCAACGTGCTGCCTCTAACCATCGAAAGCGCCTGCTCGCCGGCTTCGGCCACATCTTTCATTAATTTATCCAATGGAACACCTGCGGCTTTAGCTAAATTACCTGCATATGAAGCATAACTTGTAGCAACTTTCGAACTAACTCCACTCAAAGCCATAGTTTGTGTTAAAAACTTTGCACCTGTATCACTGGATACACCTAAATTTTTACTTAATAAGGCTGTAGTTTCTACCAGTTGTTTATTGTTATTTAATACTTTTACATTTCCAAGGTTATTCATTAAATCTCCTGAGGCTTTGTATCCATCCTTTAGCGTCACTCCAAATTTTTGATACTCTTGATTTAACTTTAAAGCTGTATCCTCAAGTTCTTTGGTTTGATCAACGTTTAACTTAGTTTCTTTTCTAAACTCTTCGGCCTCTTTCTGAAGATCGATAAAACGATCTACGGCTAGCGTTAGTAAATCAGCTATTACTTTTAATGCCAGCGCATATATATTTCCGGTTTTTGCCACATCCATCCAACCTTTAGCTAAATCTACAACTTTTTTTCCTTGTTCGCCTAAAAGGTCTGCTCCTTTTTTCTTGAGATCTACTTGTGACTGAGTCATAGAATTCTCCGCTTTAAGAGCATTGATTGTATCCATGAGGGGGCCCGTCTTCTCTACGGATGCGTTCTCTTCACGTAGTCTGTTCAATTCTTCTTGAAGACTATTTATAACTGATTGTCTAGTTGATATAGATTCGAGTTGGTGCTCAGTGGTTCTATGTGATCCTTCCATCATCTTAGACAGATCTTGTGTTTTAGTAATTTTTTCTTCTATTTCACGGATGCTTTTTTTCGCTAACTCCGACGCTTGCTTTTGAAGATTTAACTCTTTAGCCGCTCCTTCTCGCTGTTCGGGTGTCATTTTATCGACCAACTCTTTACCTGTTTTTTGTGCCTCGGATTTATTTTCGTTTGGATCACTCATAATATATAAATATCAAATGCTAAAGGTTATTAACGATTTAGTTGATTTAAAATTATAATAAATTGCGGATTCTACAGTTAAGGCTTATCGACCTTAAAGAATGTCGGTTATTATAGCGATTTTATGTATAACTTGTAGAAGTCGTCAACATCCTGCGGCATCGATACGGAGAAACGAATGATCCGATGTTCACAAAAACCGGAGACAGTTAATCTCTGTCTGTTATTTTAGCTAGACCGAATTGTTGATAATCGATCTTTTACAGAGAGACGTATTGGGTCGACTCTATGCTAATTTCGTTGTTTATATTTTAAATTTATTAGATAAAAAACTTCCTATAATCTGATAGGTTGTATGGTGATCCTTCTTTGATTTGATTGCCAACATCGGAACTTATACCCTTACTTTTATCATTTTTTTTGGTTTTGATTAACCCCTTTGCTTTGTCATAGTCATTTCTACCAGCTTTTGACAATGTGTTCAGTTTTTGAATCAATTCAGCTTTACCCTTTACATCAAGTGGTTTCAAACCATCTTTTGTAACAATATTCCACTTGTCTCCAAAATATTGATACAAAGACTTTGGAGTTAATGGATCTTCTTCTTGACCAGCCATGACCAATGTCTTTTCTTTTGGTTTAAATCCATCTTGTTTTGGTTGAGCTTGGCTTGATCCCAACAAGTCCAATCCTTGTAGTGCGTTATCAACCATTTTGTTTGTCTTTTTACTACCCTTCTTATATACCAACACATCACCAATGTCCAAACAAGTAATTATAAGTTGTTTTAGATTTGCCTTAGTAAAGCCGTTTGGATTCAATCCTTGTAGAATTAGACCTAAATCAATCAATTTAGCAAACATTGCTCTAGCATTTGCGATATCTGGGCCGGTCAAGTTTCCAATAGCGCCAGTATTTGGAACAACTGGCTTACCCTTGGTCTCCAAATCTTCGTTCATTGGTAACTTAGGTGGCTGTGCAGGTGCCACGCTAAAATTATAAACACTATTTGGATTCTTTTTGTTGAACACTTGACGAAGTTCAAAAGTAGCACCCACTAGGTTTGGAATAACAGCGGTAAAGTCGTTGATAAATGCTTGACGTGCTTTATTTTGTGCCAATAAATCTTTAGCTGCTTCAGCCAGCGAAGTAAACTGAGGATCTTGTGTTATTTCAACACGAACATTATTTGGATCACCAACCTTTTGACGATATTGAGCAGACGCATCACTAATTGCTTTACTGAACTTAATCAAGAAGGTCTTTAATGTAGCAATACTAGCCTTAGCCTCTGGACTTTTTGGATCATCAACAGCTTTTAACATATCTACCACCCGTTGTTGTAAATTACCAGAGAATAACGGACTTCCCTTCAATCCAGTTACATACTTTGCCAAATTTTTATTTGCATAACTGCCGCCTGAATCACCAGCACCAGTAGTTGCACCAGGAGTTGCATCAGAATTTTTGCATTTTGCGATGTCGAGTTGTCCACTCTTCGTATTTTTATATTTTTCGTATATTTTTGGATATTTCTTTTCAAATTCATCTAGAAAAGCACAAAAAACAGAACGATAATAGTTATCATCATCTATAACTTTTCCAGTTGAATCAACTTTTACAAAATCGTATTTTTTGGGATTGTTATATACATTCTTACCAAACTCGTTCCGAAACGCTAGAAGTGTATTTTCTTCTTCACGTGTCAAAGGTTCGCCTGTTGCGGAAGTCTGTGTTGAAGTTGCGCCAGTAGTTTTTTCAGAATCTTTAACACTTTTACTGACCACGATATCTTCCGGAAAATTTAAGTTCAAACTTTTTGGAAGCTTTTTAAAATCGGCTTTAACTTTTTCAATAAGTTCATACGCGGATTTTGCGCCCTCAATGTTTTTCAAACTGTTCAACACTTCTGTTGTATTGTTTCCACTTGCGTTGAATGTTTTTGCGACATCTTGAATATATTGACGCATTTCTTTTTCAATATTTTGTTTTAAATTTTTAACTGCGTTTTCTTGATTTGCAGTTAAAGGAACAGCCCCAACAACAGGAGTAGCAGCAGACGTGGATGCGGCTGCTTCACTTAAAACATTCTTAAGTATAGATAACAACATTGTAGATTCGTTTGTGTTATTAATTTTATTTGGTGTGACCCCTGGTGTGCCCCCCCCTGCGGCTACAGCTCCAAACGCGGATGTGGCAGAACGAATGTTATTGTTTAATGTTTGATTAAATGCATCGGTTGCGGCCTCGATACTGTTTCTTGTCGCCATAACTAATTCAGCATTCTGGAAAGCTTTAACCAGATGTTTATTATCACCATCATTTGCAAGATTGGCAAGATAATTATATAAATTTATATATTCTTGATTCATTCGCTTCGTAACTAGAGGCGCCATTGTTCCTAGCTCATCGTTTGCCAGATCTTCACCCATCTGACTTATTGAACGTACAGAGGTCGCTATTAAATCGATTGTACTCTTGGATCCTGCTATATCAAAAGTCATCTTTTGAGCAGAATCCCAATTGTTCATAGTTACTTGTACATGAACATAACCCTCATTCTGAAACTTTTCGAAATAGGTCATGATGTCACGCCCAATCTCAGTCGGTACCGACATTTTCATCATATTCTGTAAAAATGGACCAACAGTTTGTTGAAATAACTGGCCGGTCAACCAACCTACTATACTCGTTTTAAGTGCATTGCCAATTGCAGTAGAAGCACTTTCACCTTTTAACGCACCCACAGCGGCTCTCAACATGAAGAGAACTGCGCTTGTTACAAGAACAACAGACTTTGCACCTACAAGCGCGAAGCCAATTGGCCCGGCGGCCAAACCTGCAACAGTTGCTAATAATCCAATTACTATACCGGTCTTAACTGTATTTGCTTTTGCATAGGCTCCAAGTTGATCAACTATCTTTAAAATATTAGACTGTTCTGTTTGATTTGCACCCAGCTTAGAGAGATTATCACGAATTGATTTCTTCTTTTCTTCAAACATTCTATCAAAATCTTGAACCGGCTTGGTATTTTTGATGTTTTCCCACAATTCATTAAATTTTTTATTCAGTAACGCAGTAAGTTTTTCCGCTCCACCAACCGCGGCAACGGCAGCACCAGTAACACCGTACGGTAGAACATTGGCACCACTTAGAGCCGTTCGTGCAACTCCACCTGCGATTTGTCCTCCCTTTTGGGTTAAACCTTTTAACACTCCACTCTTTTTTACAGGAATACCTCCGATAGCATCAGGTACATTTTTGTCGAAAGTTTTTAATTGAGCAAAATAATCTCCCAAACTTCTTGTGAAATTTTTGTTTCTTAAATTGAGATATGTGGTTTCATATTCACCTTTTACCGATCCACCTATCTTACTTTGAATAGCTTTTCCCAAACTACCAAATCCACCAGCACTAGCGAGATTACCCACAGCATTAATAGCACCTTTACCAAATCCAGCAACCTTAGCTGCAAAGTTATCACCAAATTTTTCTTGAAGAATTTTTTCGGTGATTTCGATTGATTGAATCTCCATTACCAATTCTTTTTGTATAGCCAGACCATCACGATAATATCCAAAAAATTCTTTGGTGCGATTACCGTGAATTGATTGATATTGATCATAAAATTTAACTTCTTCGTTGAGAAGTTGTCTAGAATAAAAAGTTTCAATTAAAAGAGGTGAATTATCCATACAATATAAATATAATTAATTCTATAAAAAAAGCATAATATTGTTACATCATCTTATTTTTTGGAATAGTTCGTCGACTTATTATATTCTTTAGATTCTTTTTCTTTGATCTCGGTGAGTTGTTTATAGTAGAAATTTCTCAAATAAACAGGTAAATCATAAGCTATATCAACATTTATAGCTCCTTGACTGTAATAACCAAGCTGAAAAATCTGTTGATGTAAGTAAACTTTATACTCCGGTGTCAGGCCAAAAAAAGGATACCGACAACGGTATGCCCATCCTTTCGTTGTGTTGGCAGTCGGAACACTCAAAATCAAACGCCATGTCGATATCAGGTGTATTTTCTTTAACGTAGATTCTAAATGCTAAACTATCCTTGGATAACAACTGTTGATCAACAAACTTGTTGATAATCTGTCGATCTTCGTTTCCGTCCACACTGACAATCATTTTTTTCAAACGAGTAGTGATTTCAGCCGAAGCTCCTGACTTGTTGATTTTGTTGAGTGCAGTCAATTCTTGTTCGATCGAACTTTCATCACGATGTGTCAATAACTTGTATTTTAATGTTACTTTTGACGCGGGTAAAACAAATTCAAATAAATTTACTCCACGTTCATACTTTTCAAACTCAAACTCTTTGTTATTTACTTTTGATAAATCTATCAAACAGTTGTTTTCTTTTCCACATTTAGGACATTTAACTTGAAGTGGTCCATAACTATCGCCATACGCCAATCTTCTTGATGCGACAAATAGAGCATTTTTATCGCCAATTAATAATTCATCGGTTTTAACTCCATCGGTAACAATCAAACTCTCCAAAAGTTTTTCCAACACCACTCCTTTTTTAATCAAATTTTGACTCGTTAAAATATCTTCTTCTTTTGCAGTCATGTATTTTATATCTACAACACCTTTACTTAAAGGTGAATTTGAGTTGTAAAAATATCCCTCGCTAGGCAATCCAATCGTTTCTGATGGATACTTGGGTTTCTCGACTGGTTTACTAGCAGGTGATTTAACTGCCAGTCTGACTGAATCAGGAACGTTAATCGAAGTTTCTTTTTGTGGTCGTGTAATATTAATTGTATCTTCTTCCATATAACATTATGTTTTCAATATATAGTAACCAATTACTTTTTTTTCTTTTTATATTTAATGTATTTTTAAAATTTACTCTTTTACGATTGATGCGGCTTTAACAGCTGCCTCTGTAGATTTAACTTTTTCTTCTGCATTTTTTACCGACTGTTCTTTTTCAGTTAAATCTTTTTCTCCAGAATCTTTTGCAGATTTTAATGATTCTTGTGCTTTATTCAAATTATATTTTGCTTTTTCTAATGATTTAGATTTTGCCTTTAAATCAAACTCGTCACGTTTTAATTCTAAGTCTTTTATTTCTTTATCAAACGTCTCGTTTTCTTTATCTTGTTCATTTTGTTCCAAGATAATTCTTATATAACTTCTCACATATTCTTTTAATTTAACTTTTTTATTCATATAGTTTCAGTAATAAATATATAAAAATAAAAATTATTTTGAAAAAATCCACTTAGAGTGTCCACAATCCCAAATTCTATCGTAATTATTAAGTTGCATATTTTGCCATTCGGTTAAATTTTTATCAAATTTATTCAGTTTTTTATCAAGATTGTGTTTAACAAACCCGTATCTATGTAATCTATCTGGATTGCCATATTTAATATAAAAATAATTAGGCGGCGTGTTTGATTCAAAAGAAAATCCTAACTTTTTATAAATATCTCCAATACTCCACCTTCTATCCGCGTATGATATTATTTTCTTAGGATTGTAAGTCTTTATAAAATATTTAATAAGTTTACTAGCTCCACCTATTATCAGATTTTCTGAACAATATCTATACATTTCGTATTCATCTTCTTTATGTTTGTTTCCTAGAATGACTCTGAGTTTTCCAAATGTCATAACCGATACAAGGTTTCCTTTAAAAATTAAAGCTAACCGTATCGATGAATTGCATTTTCCCTGAAGATGGTGTGTTTCCAAAAACTGATCGCAATCTTTTGAATTAATCTCTTGGATTTCACAGTCTCTAGCATAAATCTTATTTTTTGCATTTTTACCTAAAATGTGAGATAGTCGAGTTTTGACCACGTTTTCTTTTTTAATCCACTCATCCTCAAATATGTGAATAAGTCTAATGTTCTTCTGAAGACATTCTTCTGTTTTTTTTAAATGATACATTTTTGATTTTTTTCCTGCCAACTCACTGTGCCAATATGTTCCGTCAAATTCTATTGCAACGTTTTTAGCCGGAATGTATATATCAAGTTCACCCGAAATAATACCTCTTTGTTTTTTTTGTATTTCCACTTCGGCACCCATCAACGATTTGATATAATCGGATATTTCTTGTTCCATAATCGATGTTCCTCGAATGTATGGATTGCAAACCAAACATCTGGGAATATGTCCGCCGTCTATGTGATCTTCAAAAATTGCCTCACACTTATTACATTTAAATTTATATAAATTTGATTTATCCGTCGTAACATACTCTTCGTTTTCAAAACAAACAGAAACATGTTCGTTTATTTTTGGATTGGATCTTAACTTTTCCCATCGACGCAACCGATTTTTTTTAACCATTTTTAATTTTATAATATCAGAATTTACAGGTATTTTATTTCCGTATTTTTCTATATTGGTGTTGTGAATTTTAGATTTAATTGACTCACATTTAAAAACATTATCACATCCGTATTTTTTTCTAACCGTGTTTTTTACCTTTTCTTTGACCATCTTAGATTGTGATGGATTTTCCGTTCCGTATTTTTTTAAATTTGAAATTTTTATTTTTTCTTTTACCACGTTTGATTGAAAAGAACACTCAACCCCAAAATTCTTTTTATTTGTAGTTTTAATCTTATCGATGACCTCCGATGATTTTGACGCATTATTTACGCCGTATCGTTCTAAACACGTTTTTTTTGCTTTTTCTGGATTAACATACGTCTCAGATCCATATTTTTTTAATTTTGTGCTCTTTATTTTATCAATACGATTTTTGTCATTCGCCGTCGCTTGAGAACTGCATTTAACACAACAAAATCTTTGCTTTCTTTTTATTAAAGATTCAAATTCGTTATTACATACTTCACAATTTTTTACTATATAATATGTATTTTTTAATTTTATCATGCGTCTCCACCTGTCATTCTAACTTGAAATACATATAATTCAATCCATTAAAAAATAAAAAAGTTCGCCGGTTTAGTGGCGAACTTTCTTTGATATCCTTTAAACAATTTTTAGAATTGGAGGATACAGTAATCCATACTGAGAGTTATGGTGATTCCTATATGCTCGCCGTCGTTACTCCAATCAAGCGTACCGAAGTTGGTTGTACCTGTGATAAATGCTCCTTTAAGAGTCCACTCTTCCACTTTATCTCCAACAGGTCCTAGAACGTTAATTGTGACATCTTTTTTGTAAAAATCACTATATCCGTCTCGACCAGTCACTGATTCGTGGTGTAAACGAATCCATTCCATGACTGCTTGTGCGCCGGACGGAACAATTGGATCATACAATTCTATTGTCACATCTTCCCATTTGCTCTTTCCACGATATTTTCTTTGAATGTTGATGTGGTTTAATTCTTTTACAGCTGCGTTAATTTTGGGTCGATCTGTTTTCTTGATTAGGAAGGACGGAATTCCATCAAGATACATGATAAAGCGATTTTGAACTTTAGGTTCGAAAGCTGTGAAAAAGATTTCATTGGATTGTAATAAGTCTGCCATAATTTAAAATTCCTTATTTTGATGTTTTGATGTTATATTCATCGTTGAGTATAAATAATAAAAAAAACAAAAAAAATGATTTTAATTTTTACTTTAATAATTATATTTACAGCTTTCGAACTAAAAGGTAATATTTTATGGGTAGACGTAGAAAGAATCCGATTAACGTGACAAAACAATGTCCAACATGTGGCGTTAATTTTTTAATTAAATATTCAAAACAACATCAAGTTTATTGTAGTCGAGCTTGTTCACAGAAATCTCCATCGGTTATAGCAAAAATGAAATGTAGTCAAAAAGAAACGTTTATTGAAAAATATGGAGTAGAACACCCTATGTTGACCGATGCTACAAAATTAAATTTTAAAAAATCGATGTTGAGTAAATATGGTGTTGATCATCCAAGTCATATGGATGGACACAGGGAAAAGGTTAAGTTAACATTGAAAAACAGATACGGTGCTGAAAATTATAACAATCTTAAACAAATGGAAAAAACCATGTTTGACAGATATGGGGTTGTGAACTATAGAAAAACTTCAGCTTGTTCGGACAAAATAAAACAAACGTGTTTGAAAAAATATGGTGTGGAACATGCCTCTCAAAGAGAAGAGCTAAGGCATAAACATCGCTCGAATATGTTTATTAAATTTAAAAATTTGCCAGAATTTGAGAATTTTACACCTCTGTTTAGTTTAAATGATCTACAGGGAATGTCTTCTGAAATTATTAGATACAAATTTAAATGTAACCGATGCGATTCTCTTGATTTTTACAAACTTATAGATGGAAGTAAACCTTTATGTAAAAAATGTGATAAAGATATTTTATTTAAAAACCAAAACGAATTGTGTTTGTTTTTAAAAGATATTTTAGAAAAAGATGAAACGATTATTGTTGATGATCTAACTATACTATATCCTCAAGAAGTAGATTTATATATTCCATCGAAAAAAATTGTAGTCGATCTTGTGGATTTGCAATCTCACAGCGAATTGGTTGGCGGTAAAAATAAAACATATCATTTGTTAAAAACCAAAAAATGTCTGAGAAAAGAAGTTGAGTGTGTTCAGATTTTTGAAAATGAATGGAATGATAAAAAAGAAATAGTGAAATCAATTTTAAAAAATAAATTTAAAAAATGTGATAATAAATTTTATGCTCGTAACTGCACTGTAAAAATTCTTAACAAAGAAGAATGTAAAAATTTTTTAAACGAAAATCATATTCAGGGAAACGATAAGTCTTTTTTTAAAATTGGTTTGTTTCATAACAATATGTTGGTGTCGGCAATGACATTTTGTAAAAGTAGATATAATAAAAATTACGAATACGAACTTAGTCGTTATTGTAACAAATTGTATTCAAACGTTGTCGGTGGAGCGGAAAAGTTATTTTCTTTCTTTTTAAAAAAATACAATCCCAAAAACATTATTACTTACAGTGATCGTCGATTTTTTTCCGGCGAAGTATATCTTAAATTAAAATTTAATTTTACACATAACACCTCTCCCAATTATTTTTATATATCGGATAATTATAAAACTTTATTAGGAAGAATTAGCTTTCAGAAACATAAATTGAAAAAATTGTTGTCTTTGTATGAAGAAAATCTTAGTGAGTGGGAAAACATGAAAAACAACGGATATGATAGAATTTGGGATTGTGGCCACTCGACCTGGGTTTATACCGCTTAATTTTTTTCAAAAATACTCACCGAATGATCGTATACATCTTTTTTTAAATCTCTTATTCTTTTTATATATCCTTTAGATCTTAAAAGTTTAAACACAACATTTTCTACGCTCATTTCTCCAGACGAATCTAATCCAGTTTGCCTCATTTTATATAAGTCATTAATCAGCGTATTCAACTTATCTACTGTGGTAGGTTCTTCTGTAAATCTATTTATTTTATAAACGTAATCATTATATTTACTCTTGACCATTTCTTTATCTATTATCACCTTTTGTTTTTTCGGCTTAACAATCCAATATCCTTTCATTAAAGAATAAATTCCAGTCGCATGTGTTTTATGATTTACGTCTTGAATATAACCTTCGACGTTATAACCTTTAATAGTAATGTCATGTTCGTAATTCCACTTTGATTTTAAAGCGTTTAAATAATTCTGCGCTTCTTTTTGATCGACTCCTAGTTCGTTAATATCAATAACCAAATGAATATCTATATCACTTGTAGTCGTCCAGTTATAGTTTGCAGAACTTCCTAATAATAATACATCTTTAAGAGCGGGCTTTATTTTTATTTCTGCATAAAAATCAGAAGCGATTTTTAAAAGCTTTGCAGAAATTTCAGGCTTGATGTTTTCATCAGACTGCCATATGGCAGGATTTAAAGTGGATTGATATAATCGATCAAACATATCTGTAAAGTTCTTTAATAATCCTTTCGGCGTTAATGCGTTCAAGATCACCAATTGTTCTATTAGCATTAAAATGCTGAATTCCGATTCCTCCTTTAGCTCTCCAAGAATCGATATTATTCTTGTAGTCGTCAACTAATATTTTTCCAGGCCCCGCATATTTCTGTTTATCCTGCGCTGATCCAACAATAATAATATCCGAAGCATCAATTTGCGATGTAAAATTATATTTTTTAAGCCACAATCTTTTTCCTTCATCTGCATAAATACTTCCGTTTTTCTCACTTGAACTGCTTAAAATTCCAACGCGAACAAAGTTTTTAAATACAAAACTTTTAAGATCTTCCATGTCTTTCATCGGAGTCATGTTTTCCCAAAATTCCACTCCCGCGTCATTTATAAACTTCCACAACGATTGCGATCCTTTGGTTTTTTCATATTCAGCAACATCAACTCCTGATTTAATTTTAAATTCAAGATGAAAATCGCATAATACGCCATCCATATCAAGGTATATTATTTCAATATCAGTCATATCGTTGTATAATAAATATCCATTTAAAATATAAATAGTTGACTTTGTTTTATAAAAAACTATATGTACAACATGCTGTTGCAAGCAAAACAAGCACAATAACTAAAATAAGTAAAACAAGTACAATATAATTAAAATTAAGTACTTAAGGAAAATAAAATATCAAAATTGTCAAAGGTGTATTTTTTATGTAATAGTTGTTCGATCGAATTCTCTCCGTTCCAACCGTCACTCCAGGGTTGACCGTATTCAGGACCGGCTAATACATGTTCAATGTTGTTATCGTCGTACTCAACGAAAATCTTAGTATCGATTTTCATATACTATAAATATCAAAATATAATAAATAATTTATTTTTTTTAATAATTATTTTTTCCACTCGTATTTTAAATGTCCACAATCCCAAATTCTATCATATCCGTTGTTTTTCATGTTTTCCCATTCGCTTAAGTTTTCATCGAAAATTTTAAGCTTATCTTTTAGAACATTTTTTCTAAAATTAAATCTGTGATACAATTTTAACGCATTGCTTTTATAGAAATACCAATAGTTAGGAGACGTTATACTTGACAAATCAAACCCCAATTTTTTATAAAACGCTTCTCCTGATTTACTATATCGCCTATCCGCATAGCTTATTACGGATTCAGGATTATAATTTTTAACAAAATATGAAAACATCCTTCCAGCCGCCCCAATCACGGTCTGAGACATGCAAAATCGATACAGTTCATATTCATCATCTGCGGTATTAGTGGAATTTCCTAAAGCGACACGTTTATTACCAAAGGTCATTACTGATACAAGTTTATCATTATAGAATAATCCTAATTTAATTGAGGATTTATCAGGCCCCTGCAAATGATTTAATGTTAAAAAACGAGAAGCGATATTTGAGCCGACAACACGAACCTCGCAATCTCTAGCATAGATTTTTTCTGCGTTATTTAACCCTAAAATATGAGTCAACCTACGTTTAACAATATCTTGGTTATTCATCCACTCATTTTCAAATATATGAATCAGTCTCACGCCGACCACCTCACATTTTTCAGTCTTGTTCAGATGATAATTTTTATCTTTACCACAAGACTCTCCATGCCAATAAATTCCATCAAGTTCTATTGCCAATTTCTTCTCTGGAATGTAAACATCCAACTCAAGTGGATTTATTACAGTTCTGTCATCCTTAACAATTAAACACTCATTTCCTAATTTAGATTTAATAAAATCTACCAACTCTAACTGAATTCCACTTTTCGTTGGATACGGTTCGCACGATAAACATCTCGGATCTTTTCCATTTGATATAATGTCACTAAATACATCATTACATTTTTTACATTTAAACTTATAAGGAATTCCTACTCCGCCAACTTTATTTCCCAAATACTCTGATTCCGAAAACATCGGAACGAACTTATCTTCTATCTTTTTAAATAACCTCTCTAAATATTTTTTATTTTTTTCATTTTTAGAACGACGAGAAACATCCGAATTCTTCATCGCATTTTCAACTCCATATCTATCTCGCATGGTTTTTAAAAACCCATCCGTTCCAAATCCTATTTTTCCAGATTTCAAATTCTTCTTTGTAGAAATCGAAACATTTGGAGAATAGGGCAATCCATATTTCTCAATTAAAGTGGTCCGAGCTTTGGGTCTATTATTATAATTCTCATCGCCATACTTTTCTAGTTTAGTCTTTTTAACTTTATCTATATTCACATAATTTTCATCACCATATTTATCAATCTTTGTATTTTTTACCTTATTTATATTTACATAATTCTCATCTCCATACTTCTCAAGTTTGGTTTTCTTGGATTTAAAAACAAAATCCGACAGTTTGGAAGCATGATCAACTCCATATTTTTTTAACATTGTATTTCTCAATGTATTCATTCTTTTTTCATTTACATCTTTACTAGAATTCAATGTTAATAAACAACCCTTAGAACATGTAATCTTTTTCCTTTTCTTATAAACATCAAACTCCTTATTACACACAACACAATTTCGAGTCTCGTGACTGTTTTTATGTTTAGAGTCGCCCACACATTTATAAGAACACCGATTTCTGTAACCCTTGTAAATTCCATCAAATTTACATTTTTTCCCACACGACTCACATCGACCAACATTTTCCCCATTCAAAAAATGATAAAGCTTTTGGCCAAATGATTCAAAATCATACATACCATCGATGTCACGATAAAAATCTGGATGCATTCTTTTAAGTTGAATAGAATAATTTTCACGATTTTTTTCCAAAAACAAATTCAATTCTTCAATAGTCATATGGATAAGTATATCTGCAACCGACTAAAACTACAATATTTATGTAGTTATAATTTAATAAATCTAAATAAAAAAATTGGCAACTTGTTTAGTCGCCAATTTTTTCGAATGGAATTTAAATATTAAGCGCCTGGGAAAGCAGCACCAGTTGGTAATATATTAAAATCAAGAACAATGAATTCAGCCGTTTTGGCAGGTTGTAGATAGATTTGACCATACAATATGTTTCTATCAATCAAATCCGGCGTATTATTACTTTCATCCATCACAACTTGGAATGCATATAGACCACTTCGTTGTTGAACGCTTTCCAAATATGGATTCACGATGCCTAAGAATCTATTTCTTGTGGCGGTCACGTTCTGTTCAAACACCAAGAATTTAGAACTACTTGCGATAAACTTCTTAAGCGCAATTAACAATCTGCGAACGTTAATTCTATCTAAAGCACTTGGTTTTTGCTGAAGGGTTTTCTGTCCCCATACACAAATTCCTTGGCCAGGGAATGCCGCGATAGGATTGACTCTTCCCTCGTATAGAGTATCACGTTCAGAATGCGTCAGTCTGTCTAAAACTTGAACAGCTTGAGTGATACCACCACGATTCAAGCCGGCCGGAGCAAACCATTCTGCGGCAGCGGCATCATTAGCTGCGTAAATAGCAGGTAACACTACGCTAGGCGGAACACTTATAATCTTATTTAGATTTGTATCTAATATCTTCACCCACGGATAATAAGTGGCAGCGTAATTTGTATCATATGTTGAGGCTTGATTTACCGCTGAATCAATTAATCCTACACTTTGATTGCTTGAGGGGAAAACTACGTTATCCATAATATAGAAACAATCTCCACGAGCTTCACACATGTCAACCACAAGATTTGTTACGTAACTGTGTAAGCTAGAGAAAATGCCTGGAGTAACAATCAAATTAATATCAAATTCATCTGCGTTACCCAGTGCTCCTATACATTGTTTGTAAGCTATACTACCAGCACTATTAATATTTACGCAATTTAATCCTTGAGTATTTCCAGCAATTATATCAGAACCAATATTAATAGGAATAGCAGGCCACTGTCCATCAAATCCACCCTGCATGCCTAAAACGAATTTACGTTTTTTAACGTTAGTAGATTCATCAGCCGCGATATAATAGGATGGAACTCCATTTCCTGAAGTAACTCCTCCGATTGTATAATCTGATTCCAAATCAAAATCATCGTTTCCTCCGTTGCTATCATTTGAACCAAACGCAGGAAGCGGAGCAAAATATTGTTCATTGTCACGATTACATCCTACACCTGAAGAGGCGGTAGGATACAGAGCTCTAAGAGCGTCAGGAGCACCTACAGGCACTTCTCCAATCATTACTCCTGAAGCATATTTACCTGGAGTTTCACTATAGGTTGAAGCTTTTGTATATTTCATTGTAGGCAAGAATATACTATAGTTACTATCCATTGGAGTAGCATATGCTCGGAAGCCGTAAGGAACCGCATCAACAGGATAAATATCTGTAGTCATTTCGATACGAATATATTTACTCAAGTTGACATAAGTTCCAAATTCAATAATTTTACCGGCAAAGGTAATGAAGTTGTATCGATCACCAATTTTACGAGCAATGAAATTTGCAGAATCAGGATCAAGATTTAAGTTTTGGAAGCTCTCTAAATATTTAGGACGTTTCTCGGTGTCACTATAACTACGAACACTTAGAGTAAAACTACCATAATCAGAACCAGGAACAGTACCTGCCAGTTTAACATTACTAATTTCAATTTTAAACCGTGTATTTTCACCAGTACCATCACCTAAAGTGTGAACCTTAAACAAATTGAATTTACCTGGAACAGCCGGACCAGCCGTACCAGTCCAAGGAGCAACAGTTTGTGAGGTAATGAATGGAGTCTCAGCCTGTTTAAGACCGAACGCACTATCTCCTTTATTTAAATCCGTAGAATACTTGTCAGAGAAATTCAATAAACCACCAACACGATCTTGACCCTCGATAGTAGTTCCAACTTTAATCATCCAATTTTCTTTTTCTGCTTTTACCTGTTCAATTGTATCCTCGAATATTGAATATATGTAAGCGGCTTCAATTTTTTGTCCACTAACTTGTTTGGCAGGATCACCAACCGTAGCATCATCACCAAACACAGAAGTTATATATTTACTATTATTTGGATCCAATGAAAATCTATATGTTCCAAATGCACTACCAACAGAACTACTTAATTTTAAATCAAATTCTAAGCTTGTGGCTCTTTCTGACGCAGAAGAAGTAATTGTAGTCAAATCACCACTGAAACCAGGAATACTCAAGTCAGATAAATTTTGATTAGCATTTCTGGTATTAGCCAAAACTGCCAATATCTGAGGCAAAGCGCCTGAATTTGTAGAAGCACACGGATCCGAACTCACAACGGAAGAACTGATGAACTCTCCTGTATAATCTCCATATTCACCCTGTATATTTCCTGACACAAGATACAATACCGTGCCACAACCACCTTCAGTACGTACGGCTTTAAATACACCGTTTAGTATTGTTAGAGCAGAACCATCTTCTGTATCAAATGTAGACGAAGCGGTAATATTTAATGATATTCCTGACATCGAAAGATTAGACGTAGTTGAGGTAGTTTCTAATAACGCTTGAGTGAGTTTGGCTAAACTAGAAAAAGTGGAATTACTTTGAATACTAGAACTAATAAAAAATTTTCCTGAAGTAAATGTGGCCGTAGTAGTGCCTAGTTCCACGGTTTGTCCAGCAAACGCTAAACTTGATGTATTAAACTTAGCTATTACAGTGACGTTATTTAGCGTAATTGACCCAGTGTCTGTACTATTAGAACCGCTATATGTAATAAAATTTAAAGGATCAGTTGAACCATCTGAACTTTTTACAAACGAATTATTTCCAGTTTGAACCGCTTCACTTAAACCATTACGATCCCAAGTTCCAGGAACTGCATAAATCATCAACGGATTGTTTTGTTTATAGCCTGTGAGTGCTCCTACTCTGCATACGGTGACTCTTCCTTGTTCTTGTAAATACTCTTTGGCGGTATAAGGTCCGTAATATACACCATCCGCAACTCCAAATCGTTCTTCAAGATCAGTTACGGAGGTAATTAACGTGGGAGAAAAACCTGGTCCTTTTGCAAACGGCGCGACGACAACTCCGCCTATGTCAGCGACACCTTGCGCGAGACCGCTGAGGTCGTTTTCTCTTGTAAAAACGCCCGGAGACACTATTTGGTTAACCGGACTAAATCTTCCACCTTCTGTAATTGGCATATGTTGTTCCTTTCAAAGTTCTACTTTTTTAAAAATAGATGTAAAAATCTAAATATAAATATATTTAAATTTTCCAAACAACATTTTATTATAAATTTATTTTATTTATTTTGTGGGGTAAAAGTACCATCTTTTAAAGAAAGTGTTCCATCTCCATACTTGGTACTTAGATCCGACAACAATTTAGACTCATCTTCTTGTAATTTCAAGTATTCTTCACGAAGTTTATTTTCCGATTCGTTTATAGATTTTATAGCCTGTTCAATAGAAATTCTTTCTATATTTAGCTGGCCAAACATAATCAATTTTTCTTGATATGATTCTTGTAGAGTTTTAATAGCTCTTAATTCTTCGTCGGTAAATTTTATAACGTCATTCATAGTTTATTTATTATATTTGTAGTGGATATATCATGTTTAAATTTTATAAATTTTATATCCGACTTATTTTCGGTCAGAGATTTTTTTTCTTCTTCGTTTAAAGTTTCAAGAGTATAATCTCCACCCTTTATATATATGTCAGGTTTAGAAATTTTCAAAAAATTTACACATCTTAGTTCGTCAAAAACATATACAAAATCCACACATTTTAAATTATCTAATATGTAAGCTCTATACGATTGTATATTAATTGGTCGGTTTTCACCTTTTAATTTTTTAACGCTAGAGTCAGAATTTATACCCACTAACAAATAGTCTCCTAAAGATTTTGCTTCATTCAAATAGTGAACGTGACCAGCATGCAAAATATCAAAACATCCATTTGTAACCACTAATTTTTTATTAGTTAGAACAAACGAATCCCTCCACTGTTTTAAATTTTCTATTAGCATATTAAATCCGATTATAATACTTTTCCTTTTATCTTGTAAACATTTATCAATTTTTAATCATAAATTCTATTAAAATTCTTAAATGATTTTTTCTACACCACCACCCACACCGAAAAAAATCTGAAAAATTATGATCTGAATGCATGTTATTTTTACCCTTGTCGATAATATTTCTCAACCACGGTTTCTACAATCTTTTCTACTTTAGGTATGCATGAAAAATTTTTATTTAACGGACAGGTTTGGACTCGAAATTGAAGTATTTTCCCATGTTCATCCACATAATATTTTAAATTATTTAAACAATGTTCGAAACAGTCTCCATGCATATAAAATAATTTATAATCATCGACACCATTTCTGTAAGGATTCCAAAGCTCGTTATTAAAATAACTCGATATTAAGAAAATGTTAGTATCCGTCGTTGAAGATAATACATATGCGCTAGTCGGAAACGTAATTATCCCAAAGGATTTATTTATTAAATGCCAAATCTCACTAGAAATCTGAAATTCATTCGTAGAATCGATGTCTAATTTTCCGCATAAATTAACTCCTAGTTTCACATCCAAGTCATGATGATCTTTTTCTGGTTTGCCGAAGTTTGAATTAAGACCAATAGTGACAACCGGAATATTTTTTGCATTCAATATGTTCACCAATTCTTGCCATTTATCCTTGCCTAAATCTCTATCCTGTCCAGTTTTTCTTGGATAAATTAATATATACTTCTCAGGAAGATTAAAATTAAGTTTTTTAGGATTCGGATAAAACTCAAAATATTTTTCTTTTTTACTTAAACTTGTTTGACATAAACTTGCCGCATTATCTCTTAAATCTAGCTCTTTATTCGCTACAAATTTATAATGACCAATTTCCCAAAAATTAGGATTATCTTTGTTTTTTTGTTTTACAGATTCTCCTGTGTCATTATCGTTTATTCTCGTAAACTTATTAACGTGGGGGTTGTTTAAAAAAGGCAGATCATATGTAGAATATACGTCCACTCTTCTTTGAAAAATTTTATTTAATTTTCTAATCACCGGTTGAGTCGTAAAAGCATCACCCAGACCAAATCGTTTCCCCGCTGCTATAAGAAGCGTTGGGGTCTGAATTTTTACTCCATATTTAGATTTTAATTTTATAAACTCAGAAAACACAATAACTTCATTTTGGTAAATAGAAATTGTAATATTTTTTGAAATAGTATAAAATTTACAAAAATGAAAAAAATTACTGTCAACAAAATCCTTGCCTATTTTGTTAATTGTAAAACTATAAACTAATTCATTATTTTCATTTGTTATTTTAACAATCTGATCGTCTGAAGTGGGTTCTTTATGATATACATTAATAGTAATATCATTCCCAGATATAAAGTAAAGAATATTAATTTTCATTATTTTTTCTTAAAAATAGAAGTTAGTATATTTTCCGAGTCTTTTGATTTTCTTAAAGTGTCTTCAATAAAACAACAAGAAACCTTTATAAAGCCTATTTCAGACATAAAGTTAGTAAGTGAATTTTCATTAAAATGCCACAAATGTTCATCCGGTCTTCGATGTTTCCAGTTTAAAAACCACTCGTCTGATAAATATGTGCAATTTGGGACGGATATGTATATATAATTAGTCTTTAGGTTTTGAATGTCGTAAACATTATCAAAATGTTCTAACACGTCGAAAAAACATACTACATCATAACTATTAGAGAAAATATTGTCCACCTTAAGGCATCCATCCGGAATATCATATCCATTAACTTCAAATCCGTAACATTTTCCAGAATTTCCTATATGCTTACTAGCTGCGCTTAAAAAGTCTCCGTTTCCATATCCCACGTCGAGTATTGATGATGGAGTCGATTTTAGCGTTCCCAGAAGGTATCCCAATCTTAAAAACCCCATGTTTACGGATGCAGATTTGTAAGAATCGTATCTTTCTCTAATATAGTCTCTGTTATATTTAATTTTTGAAATTATTCTCTTCTGACGGATTAAACCGTTTGGTAATTTTTCATAATTGTCTAATACATTTTTTGAACAAAAACTTTCATTTGCAACCACTAATTTTTTATTAAAGGTCATAAAAGAATCTCGCCAAGATTTTAAATTTTCTATTATCATATTAATTCCATTTTACTTTTAAAAACCCAACCTATTTGATAATCATCAAAATATTTTTCTTTATTTAAATTAGACATATAATCATTTATATACATTCCTTTTCCTGTATTATTTTGGTTATCATCAACTACAATAAGACTGTG